TCACTCTACTGCGCGAAGCGGCGGGATTTCGGTGCTTTTGAAGGCCGCGTCGACCTCCTCGAGAGCGCCCACATCGCCGTGCCCATAGACCTCCAACATCTCCTCGACGGTCCGCAGGCTCCAGCCTGCCTGCGCAGCTATCGCCCGCGACGACATGCCGAGCTTCGTCCACATGTAGTGGACGCCATAGTGCTTAGTTGCGTGGTAGAAGTCGAAGTCGAGCTCGGCCCTGGCCTTGACCTGCGACCAGTAGCCCGAGAGCGTGCTCTGCGCCAAGCGCCTCTTGGTCTTTGAAAGAAAGACCAGATGGCTGTCTCTGGGCAAGCCCATGATTGCGTCACGAGCAGGTGGCGTGAGGGCGATCGTTTTCGGTCCGGTCTTAGGCTCCCCGATCAAGCCGCGATAGAGACGCCGGCGCTTTCCGATACGCATGGTGCTGAAGTCGATGTCAGTCCATTCGAGCGCGTAGAGCTCACCGGGCCGCATAAGCGTGAATGCGGCAAAGAGGAGGAGGGCGCGCATCGACTTTGCGTGATCCCCCAAGGCAGAGCAGGCCTCGACGAGCGCTTGGAACTCGGCCTCGGTCGGCGGAGGTTCGTCTGCGCGGCCCTTGGACCGTTTGCTCAGTCTGCGCGCTGGGTTGCGCTCCAAGGGGAGATCATCTTCGTCGATCGCGTAGTTGTAGAGCGAGACGATCCCCGGGATATAGCCAGGGCTTACCGGATCCCGGTGCGACCACTTGCCTTCGCCGTTGATCCAGTCCTTCAACTCTGCCCGTGGGATGTCGAGGGAGCGCCCTGCAAAATCTTTGCGAAACCGAGCCAGCCGCTCCTTCTTGGACTGCCAGGAGGACTCGTCCCAACGGCGGGCATAGTCCGCTAGGTAGCGATCGACGTATTCATCACAGGTCGGCAGTGCCGGGTCGCCCCCACGCTTAAGGCGGATCCGGGCCTCGGCTACTGCGTCGTCGCGTTCCCGCTTCGTGTCGAAGCGCCCGACCCAATGAAAACGTTGCTTGCCTTCCTCGTCGCGGCCGAGATAGATCCTGCCCTCCCACCGCTTCTTCTTACTCAAGCCGCCGCTGCCTCCCCGCGCCGTTCGATATGGCCGTGCGCCTCTAGCCAAGGCTCGACCTCCGACACGTGAAACTTAGCCCTTCCGGCGATGTGCGTGTGCGGCAAACCTTCCTCCATCCGCCGCTCGATCCATCGCGGCGAGCATTTGAAGTGGCCCGCGATGCCTCGCTTGTCCAGCCACGGCTCCAGGGGGATTACCTCGCTCACCTCCCGCGCCCCTTGTCATTTGTTGGCCAACCATCAGCAAGAGGGCGTACCTGGGCACTCCCAGCACCGTCTGAGACGGTGTTCACCGCCGCCCTCTTGCTCATGGCTGGACCCTGAAGATCACGCAGCGACCTCTGCTGGGTGGTTGAGCAGCGGGGCGTCGTCGCGGATCCGGTTGCGGCCCAGCTCGACGTACTCCGGGTTCAGCTCTATGCCGATGAAGTCACGATCGAGGCGGGTGGCGACGAGACCGGTGGTCGCAGCCCCGGCGAATGGATCAAGCACCGTTGCCCCCCCCCGGTGCGCCGGCCAGGATGCAGGGCTCGACAAGGTCAGGTGGGAAGGTGGCGAAGTGGGCATCTGGGTAGGGCCGAGATGCGAGCGACCAGACCGACCGTAAGTTGGCTCCGGCCGGCTCCCCGTCCTCACCGAGCCGTGGCTTTCGGTCCGGAACGTCTCTCGCCCAATTGTCGGCCTTGACTCTCTCGCCGCCGCCGTTCTGCTCGCGCTGGGTGCCAAAGGTGGTGAGCGTCTTCGCAGCAAGCGGCGTCCGGATCGCGTCGGCGTCATAGAAGTAACGCGAGGACCTCGACAGAAGGAAGACCTGCTCGTGGCTTCGAGTCGTACGGTCCTTGACCGACTCGGGCATCGGGGTCAGCTTGTGCCAGATGTTCTCGGCGCGGAGGTACCAGCCGTCGGCGCGCAGCGCAAAAGCGACCATCCACGGAATCCCGACGAGATCCTTGGGCTTCAGCCCCGGCGCCAGCCGAGCCACCGCCCGCTCACGCGACCCGTTGAGAGAGGCCGCGCGAGTGGCCATCTGGCCGTCCTTGCCCTGGCCCCCACCCCGCGCCCCTGCGTATGAGTCGCCGAGGTTGACCCAAAGCGTCCCGTCACTGCGCAAGACCCGGCGCACCTCTGCGAGGACCTCGACAAGGTTGGCAACGAACTCCTCTGGCGTCTCCTCCATCCCTAGCTGGCCCTCGACGCCGTAGTCGCGCTGCAACCAGTAGGGCGGCGAGGTGACGCAGCACTGCACCGACTCGTCGGGCATCTCGCGAAGCCGCTCCAGTGCATCGCCTTGGCGGATCTCCCAGCTCACGTCAGGCCGTCCCTCTCGTAGTCGAGGATGCGGTTGCTTCCAGATGAGCGAGCAGGTAGGAGCCGATGTGGCGGGTGTAGGCGGGGGGGATCGCCTGGCACATCTCGGTCCGCGTCATCCAGTCGATGCCCATGAGGGCGGACGCCTGGGCTTTGTTGGCCTTGCGGGTGTTGCCGCCGCCGGGGTTTGCCTCGGCCCTCGTGCCCTGGTAAGTGCCGCCGCCGTAGATGCCGAGCGTCGTGCCCTTGTGCGGCGAGCACGTGCAGGGCTCGACCATCACCGGGAAGTTCGTCTCGAACAGGCGGTGGCGACGAATGACAAACCGCGTGCCCTCGTCGACGATCGTCGGGCAGTAGGTCGAGCCGCATACCGTCACCGGGTTGAGCAGCGCGGCGCCGACCACGTTCTCGATCACCCAGGGCAACTTCGAAAGCTTGAGCAGTTCCCGACTCGCCGGGATCAGTTCGGGGTAGTCGATGTGAGGAGAGAGCCTGCGAAGCGAGCTCGACGCCTGGCATGGCGGAGAGGCGTGGATGGCAGCGAAGTCAGCGAGGACGTAGCCGTTCCATTCCTCGCCCGCCAGGAGCAGGGCAAGGACGACCAGCGCGTCGCCCTGCACGAACTCGCCGCCGCAGTAGTTCCGCTGCGGCTTGGAGTCAACGCCGACCACATAGAAGCCCGCTTCCTGATAGCCCTCGGTGCAGCCGCCGGCGCCGCACATGAGATCGAGGAGGATCGGCTTCACTTCCCCTCCCCCTCTGTACTGGTGGAGTCCAGGTTGCGGCGACCAACCAGCAACCCGACCTGGAATGCGTGGAGCCACATGTCGACCGCCGCCTCGCGCAGGCAGCCGTTGTCCAGCCACTGCTTGAAAGACGGCAGGTAGGCGTTGCCAGCGGCTCGAAGCGCATCCCAATCGACGCCGTTCTTCTCGCACCACGCTTTCCAGACTGGGTGCCCCCCGCCGTGGTGCTCCCCCATCTCTGAGCGCAGAGCTTCAATCGCCTCCCAGAGCACGGCCTCGTCTATCCGGGGATCAGCCACGTGCCTCGCCCTCCTCTATGGGGATGGAGGCGATTGCGGCTTGAATCAAGGCGCGGGCGGTCTCGATCCCGTTTTGCCGGCCCCCATCGGGCAGATCGCCGATCGCAGCCTCGTAGGCTGCCCAACACACCGCATCCTCCAGCAGCTCCTCCTTGAGCTGCTCTAGCCAGTGCTGGTGGAGCTTGGGAATGTCCTCTACCTTCAGCCAGCCGCCGTCTGGTGCCGGACTGCCGATGGCGCGATCTTTGAACATCGAGCGGCCGATTTCGATCGCAAGCTCGTACTGCTCCACCGACTCCGGTATCTCAGCCCTTGGCATCGAGGGTCTCCTCTACTGCGCGACGGCGGTTGATTTCGTCCCTCGGCCTATCGATATATCTGCCGAGGTCGGCCGCCGTGAACGTGTCGAGTTCATCGGCCTCGGCCGCAGCGACGATCTCCCGGTGGCACTCAGCGAGGTGGTGGATGATCCGGTTGGCCCGCTCGTTGCTGATCGCGTTCCTTGCCACCTCAGCTCCCCTCCTTCGTCAGGGAGTCGAGCAGTTGCTTGGCGGCGTCTTCGAGACATGAGCGCGAAGCGGCCGGGGCTTCAGACACCGGGCAGAAGCGCCAAGAGTCGAGGAAGTCCACCACCACGGCCTGCCGCTCCCGTACTTCCTCTCGCCCCTCCTTACGGGCCTTTGCTAGGGCTGCCTCGGCTTTCTCTAGACGATCCTGGAAATCGTTGGCGCGTTCGGCGGCTTGCTCACCTGCTGCTTTCGTGTCACGCAGATTGTCCCTGTACATCCTTACCGTGGCGTCGTGCTCTGAGACGGGCATGACTTCGACTCTGTGCACACACCCGACACGAGGTCCGTGTACGGAGCGAGCCCCACTGAACGCTTCAGCTAGCCTCCACCGTCGCTCCTTCCCGGTCTCAGGCATCTGAGTGCTCCAGGGTGTCGAGGGCGGCCCCTATGTAAATGCGAGCGGATTCTCTGATCCGGGCTTTGTCGCGATCAGGAACTGACTCCCAGGTCTGCGGCGAAGTGGGCGAAAAGGGGGCGAAGGTTCGACTAGCGTGGCCTGCTGCCTCAATCGCCTTCTCGCTCAGCAGCGCCTCTCTTATCCGCTGGCGCTCCTGCTTGCGGATGGCAGGGGCAGCGGCCTCAATCACGTGCTTCGCGGCGAGAGCCGTTTCAGCCAGCGGCGCATCGCTCAGTTCGTTGAAACGGTTGAGCGCCTTGACGCCCTCCTCCAGCCCCTCTGGGTGGTCAGGCACGTTGGGCTCCCAGGGCGGAGAGGACTTCGCTGTCTTCGTCTACCTGCTTATCCGCTACCGCATGTATGTCCTGCAATGAGCCTGAAGAGCCGTAGCCCTGCGTCGTGGCAATGACGTCGAGTAGCTCTTTGCGCATTTGGGCCTCGCGGTTGAAGCGCGTGTTCTCTCGTGCCTGCTCGTGAAGAAGGCGCTCGAGCTCCCTTCCGGTTGCCGTAATTGCCTCGTTGAGGACCTGTGGGATCTCGATGTGAAGACGGCGGCAGAGATCGCGTAGGTGCTTGCAGTGCTGGTTTTCGTACTGGCCCTCAGTCATGGTCTTGTCCCTTGGGGGTGGCGGCGCGTCTCTTCTGCCAGCGGTTCCACCGAAAACGCGCCATGCGAATCAGTTGGGGGCCGAGGTGCAGTCGCAAGGAGAAGCTCGCCTTCCAACGCCCGACTCCTTGCTTGCGCTGGCGACGGTAGGCGCGGATGCCCAACTTCAGGTTGGACGCCTTGCGACGCAGGGAGAGGCGGCGCTCGGCAATTTCGACCCGCCAGAACTCGATCGCGCCGGCGTCGTGCTCACGGCAGTGCGAGTAGCGCCAGTCTTCCTCGCCGTGGGAGTATTCGCTCGGGGCGAGGAAGCAGCGGTGACTGCAGAGCAGGTAGAAGCCGGGCTCTTCGCGGGCGTACTGCTTGGCGACCGCCGGGATCGCCTGCTTCGCGGCCTTCGCGGTCGAGGCCATCCGGACCGGGACGAAGGCGGTTTCTTCCCACTCGCCTTCGTAGCCGTCGTAGAGGATGCCGGGGTTCTCCGGTAGCGGGTAACTCCGGATGCTGTCGGCGAGCCGGCGGGCCGAAAGACGGAGCGCGTCAAGGGCACAGTCGAGGGCCATCCGCTCCACGGCCGCTTCCTCGGCCGAGCTCTTGGTGACCCTCCGCCCGACCGCTCGAAGATCCTCGTAGAAGCCGCTCACCGCCCCTCCTCCTTATCCCCGAGGACGGTCATCGGCCATGCCCCACGTACTTGTCGAACTCGCGGTTTAGGAGGCGGCAGCGAGGGCAGGCGTTGTATTGATCGACCGCTGGTTCGGTGCACACGCAAGGCTGACCCTCAACGTACTCGTAGACCTCCCAGAGTTTGTTCAGCCATGCGTCGTCGTAGCTCTCGGGCGGGGCAAAGCAGTACTCGACCAGGGCCGCGTGTTCATTCGGGAAGCCCTGGTCCTCGGCCCCCTCGATCCAGGCCAGTGCGTCGCCGAAATCTCGATGCTCGCTCACTTGCTCTCCTCCTCATCCCTTGGGGTGCTTGGGGAGGCGGCTTGGACCTCGGTTTCGTAGGGCTTGGTCGTGACCGTGAAGTACTTGCCATCACGGTCGATGTGGTGCAGCTCGATCACAAGCGATTGGCCGGGGTTGGCAGCGTGGATCAGGTGGCTGATCTCCGAGAACGCGGACTCGTAGGTCTGGTCGCAGGCGAAGACACGGACCGTCCCCTCCTCTACCTCTGAGGACGAAGGAGGCAGGGAAAGGCGGCTGGCGAGCTGCTCCAGCTCCTCGCGCATCGCGTCGTCGTGAGCAAGCTTTGCGATCTCAAGTAGCTCGTCGACAGCGCGTTCGCGGCGTCCTGCGAGGTCCTCCTGCTTGCAGTCAGGGCAGCCGAAGCTTGGGGACGCAGCGCAGGGTCCGTCATGCCCTGGCTCGCGAGTGCAGCGCCAGCCAGCGGGCGGGCGGCCACACTCGTCGCGGTCGTCACCATCCCGCATCCTTTTGTAGGCCGCGCGAACCAGTCTCTCGATCTCTCGCTGGTCGTCTTCGCTCAGCGGAAGCTCGGGAGCGTTGACGGTGAATTCGGCCTCCCCTACCTCAGAAGAGGACTGGGAGCGGAGGAAGGAGAGCACCCGCTTGTAGGACGCGACCGCACAGGGGACCTCGTTGGCTTCTGCTTCTTGCTGGAAGCCTTCGACCTCCTTGGCTGCCTGGTCGATGCGGGCCTCTGCTTGGGTGGCCCGGGCTGCGTAGTCGCAAGAGCGCCCCTCGGCGTTCTTGGCCTTGTTGCGCCACTGACTGATCGCTCGCTCCTTCTCGTCCTTCTCCTCTTCTACTCGCTGGAGCTTGGTCTGGAGTCTCTCTGCTCGTTCGGCCTGGGCACGACGCTCCAGTTCGACTTCTTGAAGCCGCTCTAGCTCTGATTCCTGGAGAGGCTGGGTGGGGGTGGGGGGCGGTGGCTGGTTGAACGGATGCCGCGAGCAGCCGCGGGCGTGCCAGGCATGGGGGCGAATGTCGTGATCGCACTCGGGGCACACGCCTTCTTCTGGTTGCGCTTCGTCCCCCTCCTCCCCAGAGCCGGACTCAGGCCGCTTCCCGAGCAGACCAGCCGCCCTCTCGCGCTCTTGAAAGGCAGCAATCGAGTAGGGGTGCCACTCGCGGCTCTCCCAGAATTCAACCGGGCCGCCGGGGATGAACCGCTTCGCGTACCAGCGACGGCCCATCCTGATCGCGTCGTACTTCCACTCCGAGCCGGACTCAGGCTGGGGCTGGGTGGAGACAATGTCGGCGCGTGCTTCGCCGATAACGCTCGCCATCTCCAGGGTGATCGAGTACTGCTCCCAGCCGTCCTCGAACCAGTGGTGGACTTGGAAGCGACCAGTACCGCTGGAACCACACTCCATCTTGCTCGCGCGCTCGGCCAGGGGAGCAAGAGTTGCTGCGATCGTCGCCACGTCAGGGGTGCGTTCTTCCCACTTGTAGCCAGCCGCCTTAAAGACCGGAGCGGCGAGACGTGCTGCTTCGGCCGCAGCATCGCGAAGCGCGTTCGGCGTGATGTGCTTTTCAGGTAGCGGGGAGCCGGACTCTCCAGCCCCCCGCTCCGGTACCTGCTTAGGGTCAGGCTGCATCGGAACCTCCTGTAGAAGCTGAGAACCCAGCGAGCACCGGCTGGCGCCTGATCTCCTCCAGGCGTTCGATGGCCCGAGTGGCTTCCTCGAGCGAGTGGACCTGAGGAACCTCTACGCCTACGTCCTCAGCGAGGCGTTTGAGATATCCCTTCTGTGTCTTGGAGACGGGTAGGTGCCGCCGGCGCTTGCGCTCGGCTCGAAGGAAGGCGGCCGACCGCTTCACGCGGCCGGCTCCAAAACCGGGAGAGCTTCCAACTCAGCAATGAGGCGATCAGCTTCGCGTTCGAACGCCGCCGACCTCGCCGACCACGCCGCCGCCGACTCCGCCGCCGACTCCGCCAACCACGCCGACCACGCCGCCGCCGACTCCGCCGCCGACCTCGCCGCCGACCACGCCGCCGACCTCGCCGACCACGCCGCCGACTCCGCCGCCGACCACGCCGCCGACTCCGCCGCCGACCTCGCCGCCGACTCCGCCGACTCCAAACTTTTCTTTCCTTCGAGCGCGGCAATGGTCAGCTCGATCGAGGCGACTACCTCTGCTCGAACCGACTCAGGCCACTGACCGCTGAGGGGTAGGCACTCCTCCTTCAGGCGCCGGATAGCCAGGCGGTCGGCCAAGCCACCGAAGTCGGCACCTACGGGGATGGCATCCGAGAAACGCCGCGGCCATTCGCCAGCCTTGTCCTTCGGCAGGCCCTCGAAAATGCGATCCTCAAGGTGGGCGAGCCACTCCGGGATGCCCAACAGCTCGGGGTACAGGGAGTGCAGGTCGTCGTCCTTGCGCTGTTTCTGGGTCAGGTCATGGACCGAGCACCCAACTGCACAGCGCTCATAGTGGCCGTTGACCTTCCTGCCGTACGTGCCCTGAACTATCGCGTCGGCCTTCTCATGGGCGGTAACCCGAGCGAGAAGCTTGTCCTTCACCTCCTGGTCGCCGTGGAAAGCGCGTAGTGGATCAGTTGCGGTAGCAGTCATGGGCTTCCTTCCTGGCAGCTGGTAGCCGCCTCTTTTGCGGTTTGAAGTGGGTTAAGTGGCAGGAGCGCGGTGACTTCGAAAATGCGGTCGCCCTCTGGCCAGTTCTCGTCGGTGCGCTTGATGCCGGGTGACGGGTCCCAGGCGACGCTGTCGCCATTCATGACGATGCAATGCCGTCCCCAGGTCGCAGGCTTGGCTGGGTCCGCCTGCGCGTTTAGCGAAGGGACCGTGGCGATCCAATAGCCGCTAAGCCGGCAGCAGACTCGGTGGCCGTCGGGGCGATCTCCCTCTGGCGCTTCCCATTGCACAAGCTGCAAGCCGCGAAGGAGCAGCCACTCGTTCCAGGCGTCCCACCAGTGCTCCTCCGGCGCTGGGTTTGGAACGTCGCCGATGGGCAGCTCCAAGATCGAAGCCACACAGGCCCCGAAGCAGTCGCCCCGCGGTGGCACAGTGATCGTCTGCTCGACCGGGATCACGCCGCCACCGCCCCAACCGGCTTCCACTCCACGCCCGTCACCTGTTCCTGAAGGTGGCTAAGGGAGACCTGGTGGACCGCTACTGCGTGTACTAGCTCGGTGTGGCATCCCCGAGCTACGAGATATGGAAGAAGGTCGAAGTGCTGGTTCTGGTCGTCGTAGAGGTGGTGGTGCTTAGAGCAGAGCGGCACGACTCCCTCGGCGCAATTGCAGGATTGGAAGCGACGCGGGTAGACGTGGGCGGCGTGGATCTGGGCCTCGAAGCGGTCGAGGCCGCAGACGATGCAGGGGCGGCCCTTGACCTTTGCTTGCTGAGCCGGCGAAGCGGCGAAGCCCCGTCCAGGAGACATGGTTGAGCCACTCCGCCCCTTTGAACCGAGCCCGTGGACGTAGACCAGGAGATTCTGGTGCTCGCAGAAGTGCGGGGTCGAGGCCTTGGACATGCCGATGTCCTTGGTGCAGCCGCAGGCGGTCGCTTCGTGCCTCACTTCGACCCCTTCCCCTCTGCTTGCTCGGTGAATTGGCGCACGATCTGGTTGATTGCGTCGCCATCTCGGTCGGTCAACCCGACGCCTTCGAGAAGGCGCACCAGCGTCCGCTCATCACGCCGCGACCGCAGCCGCCATCCATTGATCAGCGATATTGCTCGGCGGTATTGATCTCGCTGGCGCTGAATCTCCATGAACTTCTCAACGGGCAGGTAGAAGCGGGTGCCGCCGTCCAACCCGGAGCGCTGCTCCAGGAGGTCATCCCGGTCTGGCTGATGCAGGTACAGGTCCGCGTCCAGATCCTCGAATGGAAGCCGCGTTGGCTCACCCATGAGACTCAGCCGCCCCGTCCTCGCGCATTTCCTCGGAGTCCTCGGTCCACACCGTGCAGATCGGGGTCAGGATGTGACCCGGGCCCAAGACCGTCGCCTGCGAGGTGAAAGCGATAGTCGCTCCCTGCTGGCTGGTGACGAAGACTGGAAACTGTTCGGTGGCCTCTCCTCGCTCGCACAATTCCTTGATGACTGCGGCAAATTCGCCCCAGGTCGGCCGTGGTGAAAGGTGGTTCGAGATATCGAGTGCGCCGTTCCTGATCCTCATTCGCCCCCACCCCCAGCCTCTATGTCTACCCAGGTCTCCTCTGCTTGCTGCATCAGCCCAACATCCCCGGTCCAAATCCCTGAACGACTTCCTGTCTATGTGGCAGGGTCGACTCACCCAAAGCCTGGTGGCCATGGAGAGCGCCAACGAGCTTTCTACGCTCGCGCTTAGTCAGACTCTCCAGCGCTCGGCGCTCCGGAATGCCGAGTCGCGTCGCCAGTTTGCGAGCTCTGGCCGTTCCCCATCGATACTGCGAAGCGAGTAGCGCGCCGAAGGTCATTGAACGGGCCTCCCAGGGGATGGCGCTATCCGGCGCAAGAAGACCGGCGACATCCACGTCGCCTCTCCTGATCGATCGCCTCAGCTCCGCTCTGGCGAGCCGCACCCGGTTGGCGCGGGCCAAGGCCTGCATGTGCTGGGGCTCGGTCATCGCCCCTCCCCTGCCGAGACGAACTCGACGTCGAGTGAGCCTCGCACGGTGTTGCGGACCTCGGCCAAGTCGGCGAGCTTCTTCGCGTACAGGCCGGTGATGTTCGGCGCGCGGTCTTGGGATACGACGATCTCGCGAGCCTCTCGAGCTGCCTTGAGGCAGAGGTCGTCGTCGTGCTCGGCAAACAGACGGGCAAGTACGTCGCGGCGTGGGTACGGCCACGGGCGGCCGTAGTCATTTAGCGAGAGCGAGTGGAGACCACCGAGAAGGATCTGCCAAACCTCACGGCCCGTAGGGTTAGGGGAAGGGCTATCAACCTGATCGGTAGTCCTTCCCCTAGTTCTGGACTTCTGGACTTTGGACTTTGGACTGGCATCCGCCGTTGCATGTCCGGTTGCATCTGCTGTTGCATATGCGTCTTTAGTGCGTTCGCATATGCGTTCGCTTTGCGTTCGCATCAGGCAGCCAGCTCTTTCTCTTCGGCTGCCTTGCGAGCCCGTTCCCGCTCCCACCGTTCGTCGGCCGCCTGCTTGGCCTTGGCGGACTTGGCAAGTGCCTCGGCCCGAACCTTCTCCATCTTGCGATTCACCAAACCGCCGTTGCCGTCCGGGTGCCACTTGTGGGCGAACGACGGCCAGAGTTTTTTCAGCCGGGCCTCCGAGCAACTGAGCCAGCGAGCGTTCCGTTTGACGTCCGCAAAGATCGGACCGCGCTGCCAGGAGATCAGCAGGAGCTTCCAGTAGACGCCGAACTCCTCGTCGTCCAACCCCATCTCCATCGCGTCGGCCAGGGCGTCGTCCACCCAAAGTTTCATGAAGGGGAGATCGCTCGCCATCTAGCGACCCACCCCTGCGGAGCTGTTGATTGATCCCCACCACGGCATTGCCCCTCAAGCTGCCTCCGGATCGCGGTGGGCGCTGAGGGCCTTGGGCCGTGCCTGGTCCATCTCGAACAACTGACCAGACTCCCCGGCGGCGACCTGGGAGGCAGAATCAACCGCCGGGGAGTTGGTAGCACTGGCGCTCGGTATAGGTGGGTTTGTGGACCTGTCCGGACCTTTCGGTAACGGAGCACCAATGGGGCGTTGCGGCTCGCCCGGATGAACGCTGACGGGTGATGCAGGCTCTGGGTCAGAGTGAGGCGGACTCGCAAACGCCTTCTCCAACGGGCCCTCGTCAGCGCTCATCCCGACAGTCAGCTCTCGCCGGCCCTTCGGGGTGATGCGATGTATCGGAGCCTTGCGACCGTTGGCTGCCTTGTGGGCAACCTTGCGCTCGGCTCCCGTCTTCTCCATGAAGCCTTGGTTGCGGAACCAGGCGCTGCGGGTTCCTTTGAGCTGTGCGTGCTCTGGTGGGATGCGGAGCTCATCGAGGTCGTCCGCGTGGAAGTAGCCGGTTTCGAGCAGGGTGAGGCGGATCTGTTCGTCAATCGCGGCGCGCCAGTCGCGCTTGTCTTTGACCTGCGCCTGGAGGTCTCGGGCAGTGTCGAGATCCCGTACGTTTCCGCCGCGACTCCCCACGCCGGTCATCGCGTCGACCTCCGAACAACGGCGTTGCCCAGACTAGGAAGCACTAACGCCCCCCCCCCAGACCACACGGCGGCTATTGCAGCGCGTACAACGGGCCGGGTCCTGCGCGGTGCGCCAAGAGTGCCCGCAGTTGCAGCAAGACGCCAGGCGCTTCACGCCCCAGCCCTCCGCGTGATGTGAAAGCGGTGGCAGTGCGGGCAGAGGTAGACCCGAAGGCTGTTACCGACCTTACGGCTGCCGCGTCGCGCCTGGCGGGTCGAATCGAAGCAGCGCTTGCCGGTCGTTGAGCAGGTCACGCTGCCTTCAGCTCCCCGGTCTCGCGGTCGACTCCCGCCGGGACGCGGGAGCCCTCGGGTTGTGGCCACTGCTCCGGCGGAGCATCGGTGCGGAGATCCCGGCGCTGGCTCCACTCGATCAGCCGGTGAAGATCCCTGCGATCAGCGCCGTAGCGGAACGCCTGCTGGGAGGCCGCCTCGAGGACGCCCTTGGCGACGTCGCGGGCGTAGCGGAGGTCGGCGACCTTCGGCTCACCCCGGGCAATGTGTTCGCAAGCGGTCCAGGCGACGCCGTCCTGAGCTTTCAGGCGCAGGATCTCCTTAGCCAGCGCAAGTCGATACTGCCGTTCGGCCTCGGCGAGATTGCGAGAGGCGTTGCGGATCCCGTCCTCCACCCCGCGCTGTAGCTCGGAGGCCTTGTGGGCGGCCTGACGAGCGTCGGCGATCTCCAGCGGGGAGATGGTGTTCTCGGCCGGCAGGCTCACTGGACCTCGAACCTCCCCCCGCACTCGCAGTCCAGGTCAGAGGCATAGACCGCCTCGCCCTCCCAGAAGCGCACGACCGCCGACTCCGGGCAGTTGTCGCAGAAGACCTCCTGGTTGTAGCCGTGCTCCTGCTCCCAGGCGTCTTTCATGGCCTCGTCTACGGAGGTGGTCACAACTCTGGACCTCCGGCTGAAGCTGGTAGAGCAAGTAGCGGCTGGGCCAATTGCACCGCGCCGGTTTCGGCCAGCTGCTCGTAGATCGTTCGGCCGGTCTGTTGGTCGAGCAGATGGGCGAGGAATGCCTCCTCGAAGGTCTCGACACCCTCGTTGACGGCGACCATCCGGGCCTTCAGGTTCCAAGCGAGGACGCGCCAGATGCGCTTGTCCTCCTGCTCGTAGAGCACCTCTCGGATCTGCTCGACCGTCTTGGTCCGAGCCCTCATCTTTTTCTGCCGGACCTCGCGCTCGTCCACCGGCTTGAGCGGGACGCGGAGGCGAACAGCGTGGCTGCCGATGACGAAGGTGACGGCTGCCCAGCGCTGGACGTCATCTCGTTCCTCCCCGAACGCGAGTCGCGAGGCGCCTGCGCCGGAAAGCAGCTTGCGGATTTGCCCTTGCGACCGCTCGACTGGGACGCTGGTGGACTCGTAGGCCATCAGCTCGCGCTCCCCCACCAGCGGTTCAGAACCTGTTGAGCAGCTTCAGCGCCCTTGGCGTCTCCGGCGTGCCGTCGCTTGTCCCGTGTGCGCTCGACCGAACGCATCGCCCGCTCGATATCGAGGGTCCCTCTACGGGCGGCTCCGGCGATGGCCTTGAGCCCCAGGGACTCCAGGTCGGTGGCGAGTGCGTCGCGGTCGATGGTCATGCCGACTTCACCGCCTCGGCCGCAATCGCACGCAAGCCGCCGCCACCGACGCATCGACTCCAGTAGCCGCAGGACTTCTCCGAGCACCACCAAGCACCGTCTGGGGCATAGGCCCAGTTGTCGGCTTCCATCCGAAACTCGATCTCCTCGGCCGCGCGATAGATGCCGGCAAGGAACTCATCGAGCTGGTCGTTGGTCCGCTCGGTGGGGATGACCTCGGCGTAGCGTTTGGTTTTCTGCCGGATCAGCGTGTGGAACTCGAAGCCAGTTGGCTCTTTCTCCAGGCCGCCCTCGGCCTCTGCGCGTCGCACGGCCATGTAACCGGTGGCCTGGCTGTCGGCGTCGGCGTCGGCCTGAGACATCCGCTTGCCCTTGACCTTGCGGTCGGCGATCGAGCCGTCCTCTTGCTCGCGGTCCAGGTAGGCGACGAACTCGACGCCCTCATAGACAAGGCGGGCCTCTCGCTCGACGGCAATCGGCTTGGGCAGAGTCGAAAGGAACCGGTCGGAGTAATCCTTGAGCGCGCCCGCCGTCGCGTCCTTCAGGTCGCCCGCCTTGGTCTCGCCCCAGTCGGTGTCTTCGCCCTCTCGCTCCAGGCGCTCCTCCCACTCGTCGGAGAAGACGTCGAGCGTTGCCTCGGTGTCGAGGAACTCGCCCTCCTCGATGAAGCGGTGGTCGGTCGCGTTGGCCGCGGCGCCCGCCGCAGAGCCGGCGAGCATCGGGCCGGACGGCGGGCTGTATTCGCTCTCGACGTACTGGCGCCGCCACTTCTCCGAGCACATGTGGAGCGTGCGGATCCCCGAGACCGAGAGAGCGCTGACCGGCAAGTTCGGCGCCATCAGTCGTTCCTCTGGTTGCGTCGGCTCTGCTTGCTCGCCATGCTCTTGGCGATGCGCAGCGTTTCGTTAAAGCGGCGGACCGTCCCGAGATCAAGCGTTCGGAGTATGCGCTCGGCCTCGCCGTGGTCGCCCTTGTCGGCGGCGTCATAGACGGCCTGCAACTCGACCCGCATCAGCCCGTCCCCCCGCCGCTGTACTTCGCAGCGATCTTCTGAGCCTTCTCGTCCTCTGCCTCGAGGGCTGCATTGAAAGCGGAGAGCGCCTCGCCCACGTCCTCGTAGGCTTCGAGCATCTCGATCAGCTTCGAGGCAGCCGCCTTCTCGATCCGGTCGGTGTGCGGGGTTCCCGCGTTCCACTCGATCCAGGCCTTCAACTGCGGCTCGGTGAGGCCGAGGCCAGAGGCGAGTGCGTGGATTTTGCGCCGCTGGGCCGCAGTGGCCTGCGAGGACTTGCCGTCGCCCTGTCCGTTGCGACGTTTGGCTTCTGCTTTGGCGGGCGAGGTGCCAGCGAGCTGCTCGACCTCTGCGTCGCCGACCGAATCATCGGCGTCGCCATGATTGAGCGGCTTGCCGAAAGCCTGGATTCCAGTCGTGTCCAGCCACCCTGCGTACAGGCTGCGACAGCGCGATTCGCCGTTGGGCGTCAGCTTGTATTTGTCGTTGCTGTCCGAGGCGAGATGGCCGTCGCTCTCCTTGACCCGAAGTTTCGGCATCGCATAGAGCGAGACGCCGATGCCGAACTTCACCGCCGCGCGCTTGAAGGCATCGGAGACGAGGCCCTTTTTGCCGGCGTCGCCCTTGCCGATCTCGGTGCCGACGTCTGAGCGAGTGATCCCGTCGACCGTCAGGTGACACCACATGAGTCCGGTGTTGGTCGGCTCGTACTTGTCGGTCCAAAGATGCGGGCAAACAGCATTCAGTCGCTCGATGGCGAGGCGAGCGTCGATGTAAGGAACGATCAGGGCGCCGCCGTCCCAGGTCGCCTGCACCTTGAACTTCACCGCCTGCTGGGTGAACGGACGGCGCAGGAACAGTGCCGCGTCTTTGAAGGTGTCGACGGGCAGATCTAGCTCGACGGCCTCGACTGCCGCGCCGTTCTGCTTCGGTGCTTTCGTCGCCGCGCTCACGAAGACTCACCCGCCTCATCCATCAACGGCAAATCGAGGATCGCCTGGCGAAGGGGCTTGATCTGCTGGCGCATCTCGCCGGCGCTGATCCCCACTGCTCCGACAACCACCGATGCGAGCGGGTAGTCGTCGCCGAAGAACCCGGCGAGGTAGGCCAGGTGCTGATCGAGGGCGTTCAGGTCGGTGCTGAGACCGCCGAGTGCTTTCAGCGCCTCTTCCCGCGCCTGCTTGTCTATGGCTATGGTTGGTGATGCGGGCAAGGTCTTCTCCTTGTCTGCCGGGCGCCCGGACGTTCCACCGTCGCGGGCGCTGTTTCGTTTGAAGTTGCGGGTGGTCACTGCGGCCGCCTCGCGTAGTCGATGACGTACTCGATCGCTGCACGAAGGAAGAAGGCAAGGAGAGCGGCCCTGACCAAAGTGTCGAAATCCGCAAACAGCTCGAGCGTCTTGTTGCTGGCGATTTCAACGATCGCCGAGACAGAGAAGGTGAGCGAGACGACGAACCACGCGCGGCCTCTCATAGCCCCACTCGCTTGCGGCCGTGGTTCTCGATTGGTTCTGGACCACGACGATCACCGCGGGTGACGCGGATCTCGCTGGAGAAGTCGACGTGGTCGGCGGGCTCGCGCTGAGCAGCGCGTTCCGCCCACCGCGGCTTGCGGTAGTGCTCGGTGTAGTGCCAGCCAGTGATGAGCAGCACCACAAGTCCGAGGACGCAGACGACCGCGAAGCCGATCAGGAGATCGTGGCCGGTCTGGCTTAGGGCCTCGCCGAGCTTCACGCTGCTGCCTTCCCGGTCTCGGCTGGCTCGCGATCCCAGCCCATGAGGTGTTCGGCTGACACCTCAAAGAGGGCGGCAAGGTCAGGAATCAGTTCCGATGGGATGGGCGTCTCGCCGGTCTCCCAGCGGTAGACGGTCCTATCGCCGACATTGAACTGGGCGCCCACCTTGCTGCGGTGCCATTCCCGGGCCTCTCTGAGCTCGGCGAGGCGGTTTCCTGTTCCCGACATGAGGGCGAGACTAGATGATGGGACATATTTTGTCAAGCCAATATGTCCAGCATGCATGTAAGCAGGGGAAAACCCGCTAGCGTGCCGCCCGGTGCCGCAACCGAAAGGCCAGAATTACGAAGTCATCCCCTCGCTGATGGATGTTCTGAGCGAGGCGATTGAGGATGCGGACAAAGGAGAGCCCCAGGTCCGCGCTCACCTAGGCAACATCACTCCGGAGCAAGTGAAACGGTATTTCCGGAGGGAGAGCTTCCCTACTGCGCTGGGGGTAGAACGCTATGTCGCCGCGATCGCCCTCGAGACCGGCAAGGATCAGTTTGCGCTTTGGAAGGCCGCTATCAAGCGTGCGGAGAAAGCGGCGGAGGCACAAGCTTCAGACGCGGACCCGGTGGCGCTACTTCGTGCTGCCGCGGCCCTTGAGGCAGAGACGAAGCGACTTGGAGGAAAGGCTCGCGCCAACGAGAGTTGATCGGCAAGCGCTCGGCGTGATACAGAGCGGTTGCTGCTAAGTCTCGTAACGCATCATTCTCTCGGCGCGCAATCTCTTGCGCATCAGGTGTCGGCTCGTTGTCCACCTCATTTGGCATTAGGCGCCCTTCGGGCAGGCGTAGACAATACATGCCGCCCACCCACCCGATGCCGAGGCACCTAGCGAGCAACCTATGTACCTCGTCGAACGAATCCCTAGACCGTTTAGGTATCGTCGCGATCTTCTGGGCTCTAGCGAAGGGGAGAAACGATGCGACTTTGGAATCTTGCTGCGCTGCTGTGTTTCGCGATGGCACTGACCGCCTGTGGAAGTAGCGGGACGACGACCGTCATCAAGGAAGCGCCGGCGGAAACCGTTGAAGCCGCTCCAGCCCCCACCGCCGAACATGCATCCGCAACGCCGAAAGCAGAACCGCCCAACGTCTTGGGCCTCCCCCTGCCTGCGGCAAAGCAGATGCTCCAGCAGGCTGGCTACAAGACCCTGGCCAAGAACACCGACACGACCTTCGGGATCATCGTCCCCTCCAACTACACGATTTGCAACCAAGGGAAGCCGCGGGGCAACATCGTGGTGGTGCTCGCGCAGAAGTACGGCTGCTAAACGCCGATGCCCAACAATTGACCACCAGCGGGCTCTTCCACACAAGTAGCCGCCCCCCTGTCTCCCCCCTCGCATTGCCGTAACACTTGCGGAGCACTGCGCGGATTGCAAGCGGTCGGCGCTAGAAATATCTCTAGCGTGGGGGCACTTCGAAGCAAGCCTGAAGGACCGACATATTGATCCCAGGCTCCTCGGCAGACAGACGTCCTAATGCGCGGGCTTGCACATCTTGGATTTCGCGCATCGCCCTTTCCTCAATTTCAAGCGCTTCATCCCGGCCCTGCTCATCCACCGCGATGCGGTTCTGGATGAGGGCAAAGTGCCTGTGCGTGCCGAGCGTTTCGGCCTTGAAGCCGTCGACCAGATCATCCACGAAGAGTTGCGCCCATTCCCCGCTGATGCCCTCTTTGCTCGCCGGGTCCAGCGCATCCCAATCCTCCGTCGCTACCAGATAGCGCTCCGTTGCCCTGTAGATCTTCTGGACTGGGCGGCCGTTTTGGGAAAGTTCATCGGCTACCTCCACGCATCTAAGTTCGACCAGGCGCCGGAGGTGGTAGGCGGCATCCTCGGTGCTCTCGCCAAAGGCCTTGCCCATCTTCGAAGCGCTACTGGGTCCCTCGTTGATCAGGTGAGCGAGGATCTGACGGCGGATGTGATGGCGGAGAGCCTCGACCCGATTGTCGATCAGTTCGCTGCCGGCCGTCCGCCGTTTCGGCGGTTTGCGCTTTTTCACTTTGCTCGCCATCGACTCCCCTCTCAATTGCTCCTGAGCACTGGAGCGTAGTCCAGCGCTGCCCGGAACTGGGCGCCCCGCCCTAGATTCACCTCCAGCACTGGAACGTCTTCCAGCGCTGGAGAATCCCCCAGTGAGACACCTGACCACGAGTTAGGCGGAGGGGGTGAGCACATGAAGCTGGCGAGCATGAAGGTCGTAGCGCCGATCCTTTCGATCGGCAAGATGGGCTGAGCCCGTTGTGCCCCCGCTGCCTTAATCACATGGCAGCGGGGGTGCTCCTCTGCAAGCACCTCTGAGGTTCCTTGACGCATCTCGCTCAGGACCCAATCACAGGGCAACCCTGCAGGCAATAGGTGTCAACAAAAAAGCGCTTAGCGCCTATTCACGATCTGATTGACGCGCCCGTAGCTGAGGCCGGCCGACTCGGCGATCGTCCGCTCGGAAACCTTTTGCTTCGAGGCCTCGCGGATCAGGATGTCTCGCCCCTCGACCAGATCTTCGCGCTGCTCATCTAGCTCGCGGATCTTTCCTCTGATCTCCCTGAGCCGAGCTAAGGGGTTCTCGCCGGCGCGCACCTCGCCGTAGTAGCACGCCCCCGGCACTCAAAATCCACGCATTGCCTCGCTGGGTAGACCGAGATGTACCGATGGACGGTGGGGCCAAGAGAGCTTGACCCAAGTGCGAACATCTGTTCGATGGGCAACGCTGGCAACTACGTAGGCAGTGACAGAGCCTACTTTGAGGCCTACCTGAACAAGGGTGACTATCACCGGGCTATCCGCCATGCCTTCGCACTCCCCTGGTTGACGGTCAAGGACGCGCTCCGCCTCACGATGCTCGCCGGCCAGCACGATCGAGACCGCTTCGAGCGCATGGCCCGCCGTTGGCTGGGCCGCTTCGTCCAGGAGAAGGAGCCAACCCTGGGCCTCCTTGTCTACGTGATCGAAGATCTCAACACGATCCTGCTGAACAACCCCATCGACCGGGGGCACGCTGAAGCTCGGTTGCAGCGGATGGTAGAGAAGCTCTAAACACAGTCGTGGAACGCAAAAAGCCCGTCGTCTCCGAAGAGACGACGGGCTCAGGTCACGTGAAGCGAGAAATCTAGGCGCAAGCCCAGGGCGATCCTCCCACTGCGGCGTAGAGGTCGTGAGCAGCTCGGTCCTGGTCGTCCTTCGACCAATTGCAGGCGACGCACCATTCTGCATAGGTCGTGTCGAGCAGCTGGTACTTCCCTCGCGCCGATGAGGTCGGGTTCTGGGCGCTATAGCTCCCACCTGACTCGCACCACATGATTGAGCAGGGGATCGCTGATCTGGTTCCCCCACCACAGGCGAAAGGCAGGTAGCGCAGCCGAGCTCGCTGCTTGAGCTTGTGTCGACGATGCTCGTAAAAAGCTCGGCGCGCCTCTCGCCACCGCTGCTTCAGCGCCCCACGTCGCCCCGTTCCTCGAGCGCAGTAGATCTGGTGGCGCGCCGCGGCCTTCGTCTTCGCCTTCGGCGGGCCTCGTTCCCAAGCCGGGAGACGCCACACCGATTCGGCGAATTCCTCGAATGCCGATGGCAGGACATGGCGGGGGCACTGGTCTGGGGTGAGCGTCGTACGAAAGGCAGTCGACGGACTCGCGAACAAGGCGAGCACGACAATAGCCCCGAGTATGGGCAGGATGAGGCGGCGGATGGAGTTTCCTTCCGTCGTTTACAGGACGCCCGCACGTCGACCGCCAGGTCGGGGGGCAATCAGGAGATGGCCGGGTCGGGAGTCGAACCCGAGCCCGGATGGCGGCTACGGCCCGTAGGTGAGCCAGCCGCTGGTCGTGTTGATCGCCGTGGCGAGTGCCGTGGTGATCGGGATGGCTGCGGGGACCCCGGCGCCAACGCCGGCCGCAACCGCCAACACGAGGGTGAGAACGGTGCCGACGATCGCCGGCACCTTGACCTTGGGATGCATGCTCATTCCTTTCAGTAGGGACGTGCCGCGCAGGACACGTCCGGGCGGGATCGGGTCTTCATCGCGACACAGCCGCCATCGGCCTGGCTGTCGCCGTCGTTCGGGGAGGTGTTGCCCTCGGCCGTTGAGACCGCGTCCTGGAAAGGGCTCCCGGCTGCGGTGACGACATGGTCGCCTCCCCAGAGCACGAGGATGTCGCCTGCCTGGATGTCGTCGAACGCGACCTCGTGAACGCCGTTGCGACCAGCCTGAGCGTCGGCCATGATGCTCGGGCCATAGGGGAACCAGGTGGTCGCCGTAGATCCACCGATCACTTTCGCGGCATAGCCAGCGAGACAGCCGCACCACGGCACAGCGTGGATCCCAAAGAAGCCGGTGAACTTGTCCACCCACTTGCCGGTGTTGGTTTCGCCGATCTCATGGACACCCTCGCTGGCCAGCTTGCGGATGAACTCCACGGCCGCCTTGGGGCCAGTCTCGTGGGCATGGCGGAGCTTGGCCACTTTTCCTTTATGCACTCGCTCTCGCATGCGATCGCGTCGAGACCGCTTCGAGGGGTTACGAAGGAGTCGCTGCGCCCTCTTCGTCAGAGGCCGGTCATAGGAGCCGGTGTTGACCATCCGCGAACGGAGGCCGAGCACCCAGCCCAAGAAGGCGCAGGCATGGAAGGTGCGCCCTCCGTAGACGCCGTCGACCTTGACCTTGTGCCACTCGAGCTTGCGGTGCTCGAATTCGTGATTGATGCTCTCCTGCAAGGCGCGGACATCCGCTCCCTTGAGTTCTGGGCTGACAAGGTGCAGGCGTCGATGCACAGCTTTGCTGTGGCGATGGGGCATATGGAGGCCCCTCCTTTCGGGTATGGGAGCCGCCCGTAGGCGGGAATCAGCAGAGGTGAGCGAGGTGGTCCGCTATCGAGCAGACCGCAGTGAGATTCGGGGTAAGAAGTCCGGGCGTCTCGGGTTCGCTTTCAGGCGGAGGCGTTGAGTCGGCTGGCGGAGCTGGCGAAAGCTCAGGTTCACCAGAGACAGGTTGCGCCGGCGGCACCTGAGCCGGAGATTGCGGCTCGGGATCCACATGCGTGCCGGGACCGTGCGGCGCTGGCGACCCCCCGCTGCCACCCTTCGGTGGCTTCGAACCTCTCGTCGCGCCGGCCGGTGCCGGCACGGGTTGCTGGCCCGCAGTAGCGGGCTGGAGGGCATCACCTCCCCCGGCGGGTCTTACTGACCGGTGAGGGGCGACTCGCTCAATCGTGATCTGGCGAGTGCTTCGCTCGACGTGGTAGCCCAAGAGGGCTGCGCCGCCAACGAAGAGCAGGAGGCCTGCGAGGAATCCCAGCCCACCCCAGCCAAGTTCGCGGGCCCGGCGCCTCACGGGTGTCCCCCGCCGATGAAGAAGGTGGCGGCGGCAAGGACGAAGACGGCGACCCCCTTCGCGAATCCGCCGAGCTGCAGGGCGCCCGACATTTGGTCGCGGCTGGCCTTGAGGGAGCCGATCTGGCGCGTGTGCTCCTCGACGACCGGCTTGTCGGCCTTGCCGCTGAGAAGGTTCTCCAGCTTGTCGAAGCGTTCGGCGGTATGGCGGTGCTCCTCGGAGTTGGTCCGGCGCAGGTCGGAGATCTGCTCGCCGATGCCCTCGACCTTGCCTATGAGGATTCCAAACTCTCTCTCGTCGGGGGCCAATTGGTCTCCATTGGGTCGGGGTTGGGTACGATGCGCGCGGTCAAATCGAAGGGGGAGCAAAATGCGGACGCCGCGCTGGCGGAAGATGACGTGGGTGGTCGTGGTGTGGTGTGTACTGATGGCTGTATGGATCGTCGCGGCGATCACTAGTGCAGATCCTTCTGGCAACTGCGCCCATGAGACCTACCGAGGGGCGTGCGAAGCAGGTTCGAACGCAGGCACCGGCATCGGGGTTGCGGCGCTCTGGTTCATCTGGTTCTTCGGCTTCATCGCCTTGTCGCTCATCTGGCTCATGTCGCGACCAAAGGGACGAACCTGTCCGACCTGCGGAGAGCAGGTAAAGCGGGGGCTCACTGCCTGTTCGGCCTGTGGCCATGACTTCGCCGCAAGACAGGCGCCCTTGCCCGAAGCGGGCTAAGCGGTGTATCCTCAGCGCACTTCAAGCAAATGCCCCCGCGACGTTGAAGCGTCCGGGGGCCGGCAACAGGAGGTTGAGTCCTGATGCATTCTCGAATGTACCGCGTGCTTCTACTGTCGGCGATGGCGCTTGTCTTGGTAGCGCCGATAGCAAGGGCAGCCCACAGGTCGCGGGAGGCCAAACCCTACGACAGCGCGACAGTGACCGCAACCCGACACGTGAAGATGTGGAAGTCTCGGTCGTTCAGCGAAGCAGTTGCGAGCAAGGGTCTGTATCTGCACGTCTACGTCGGAGGTATCGACCTAGCGGAAGCACGCCTGGAAGGCGGCTGCGCTGTCCTCGACTATGGGGAAGCTGGAGTCGTCGTGCTAGCCCATCAGACCAATTGCGAGACCAACGGAGAATCGCGGTTAATCGTCCGCTATGCGAGCTTGGGGGCACGGGCACACCAGCCAGTACGACTCGCGCTGACCCACAGCCCCTAGCTAGCGATGTGGGCGCTTGTTGATGGGGTCGCCGCGGCGGAACTTCTTCCTTCGTCCGCCTCCGCCAGATGGCGCTGATTCTTCGGGAGCTTCTTCGACAATCGGTTCCGGCGCCCACTCCTCTTCGGGCAGCGGCGGTTCTTCGGTGGGGACGGTCGATTCTTCGCCTGCCGTCTGGTTGGGTGGGCCAAGAGTGAGAGTGACTTCTTCGCCGGTTACCCCTGCGACATGATCGGGCGGCGAGAAGCCGACCGCCACGGCGACGTTGCCAGCATCATCAGCGGTGCTCAGCGTCACCACCACGGCCCGGCCAATGAGCGTCTTGCTCAGCTCTCCCTCGCGGGCGATGATGCCCAGCGTGTCGCCCAGCCAGAAATCGGCGTCTGGGTCGGTCGGCGGCCCGAAGCGTGGCGGAACGCCGAACTCAACCTCATCCCGATCGGCCTCTTGTAGGGCTGGCTGAACAGTGACGAAGTCGAGCGGGAAGGCCCGCGTCGCCACGACGTTGTCCGCCTTCTCTTTGAGCGTTGGCACCTCGCTGACTTCGGTGTCCACTTCGTTGCCTTCATAGATCCCGTAGAGGCGCTGGGACTCCAAATTCTCCGAGAGCCATGCTGGCGTCGTCGGCGATTCTTCCGGCGTTTCGCCTGCGCAGATGAAGCGGTTGCAGAGCTGCTCGCCTGAGGGCTGCCACCCAAACCCGCTCGCGTTGGTCGCGCCGACCCCGTACTCGAGCGCAACCGAGCCAGACCGGTCGATGCCCTGTTTTGGGTAGTAGGTGTTGAGCTGCCCGAAGACCCCGTCGTCGCGGTCCAGGGGTTCCAGCTCGAAGTCTGGACCGTCGATCACCTGGGACATGTTGACCAACGCTTCCCAGATATTCGTCAGGTCGTAGTAGGTGCGATCGCGCAGCACCGACGCAGCCAGGGCGCCCCGGATGATGCCGTGGCCAAGTACGCCCGCCGCCTTCTCGGCAGCCGTCGCATCTCCCGCCTCCATGAGCAGCGCCATGATCTCGGACTGGTCGACGCCTATCTGTTCGGCGAATGCTCGCGTGAAAGCCGTCGCTAGGCGCAGGTTGTCGGTGGCGCTGATGGTCAGCGTGCCTGCCTGTCCTCCGGACGAGCATTCGTGGTTGGGCAGGAAGACTGGCGCGTTTAGGACGATGCAGCCGTTCAGCCACGCCTTCAGCCGCGTGGCCATCGAAGCGACGAGCGAGACGATCGGGTCCTCGATCGAGACCGTGACCGTGCCGGTGCGAATGTCGTTGAGGCCGAGCTGGAGGTTGTCTTCCTCGAACTGGTCTATCGGCGCGAGTAGGCGACCCTGAGAGTCACAGAGTGCCCATCGGAGCTGGGGCATTTAGCCGACCGAGAGGAAGATGTCTGGAATCGCCAGAACGCTCGTCAGCAGAGACACTCCAACGACATCAGTCATCCCGAACAGCGTCGAGGGGACCGTGACCCCACCAGCGGCAGATCGCAGAGCGAGGTTAGGTACTAAGGCCGTTGGTCGAGAGGCGGTAGGGGTCATATCAACGCCGTAGAATCGCGCGGCACTCGACACTCCACCGGAGACGCTGATGCCAAAAAAAACGTAGTAGAGGCCAGCTTCGAAGTTGGTTGCGGAAATTGCGTCGGAGCGGACCTGGGTCGTGTCTTTTGCGCCAGTTAACGCTATTGAGCCGGTGTCTACTATTTTCCGGCCGCTCGCATCGAAAATTGCCAAGACATAGTTTCCAGTGATCGCTTCGCTGCCCTGGTTGTATTTCCATCTCAACCTGGTGGCATTGAGAATCCGCCTCGGTAGACGTACGGCTACCGCCGCCTGCAATAGATTTTGGTTGGTACCAAACGACACAGAGGCAGTGTCCCGAACGGGGATTAATTCTAACGGCACCATGTCCACATCCGTCAGCAACGGCGGCACAATCGGGTAACAGAACGGCCGCCGGTCACGGATCGCTTCAGCTTTGAGCACAGCGGGCGCTCCTGCCGGGACCAGCACGTCAGCCAGCAGCATTGCCGAGTTCGGCACGGCCGCCGCACCTTCGCGTTTGTCGAGCGTGTCACCCGTCGTCGGCGTGCCTTTTAGTACCGCCAGACGCCATTTGCGTTGTCCACCGCTGTCCACATCGTCGTCGTAGACGCGAGCAATGATCTGGTCGAGGCGCGGTTTGGTCGCATCCGGGGCAGCGATCCCACCGGCCTCGAAGGCGGCGGAGTTCATCGTCGCGTCGTTTCGACAGCGGTAGAGGCCGAGGTCGTTCAGTCCGTCGCCTCGCACGAACCCGATTCCCGCGGTCACGTCAACCGTGTCGGCGGTGGCCCCCGGCGTCACCAGCATGTCGCTGTAGCCCTCCACGCCCTCGCCCAGGGGGCGCTCGTAGGCGTGGCGGAGATCCTGTGCCGTAGCTTCCACTTTGGTCTGAAATTGGACGGACAGCTCAGCCATGAGGTCTCCTAGGCCGTATAGGCCGGGTTGAAGGTGATTTGCGCTTTGGCGGGGTCGGCGATCGAGTCGCCCCGGAGCTGGATCAAGTTGTCGCCGGGCGCCAGGCCATCCACGCCGGGGTCCCACCAATCGCTCAGGTCCCAGTCGATCTTCGAGCGGTAGTCCGAGGTCCCGAGCAGCTTCACCGTGCGGGCGAAGAAGTCGATGCGCAGGAAGGTCGGCGCGTCGAGTTCGAGACCCTGAAACGCCAGGGTTCGTTCAACGGTGAGATTGGTCAGCACCGGATTGAGGACTGGCCCGTAGATATCGATGACCGGATCGGTCGCCGCGCTGCCGACGTTCTCGACTGTCACGCTGCCTGCACCCTCCCCCGTGTCCGGCAGAGTGAATGGCGGCGTAAGCGGCGGAGCCAGTCCTCCGGTGAGCGCAATCGCACCCGTCGCGTCGATGACTTCCTGCGGGTCGTAGTAGCGCGCGTCGGCCATCCTGATACCGAGCGCAAACGGCTGCTGGAACTGCCAGGCCGCGTTCGGATTTAGGATCTCGGGTCCCTCGTCGAGGCTGAGCGCACGACCACGGAAGAAGCGCGAGAAGCCGGCCGCATAATCGGGATGCGGCGTCACGAGCATCCTGCCTTCAGCAAGGGAATCGAACGTGCCAGCTAGGTCGGTTACCAGCCGGCGGAGCTCTGCCAGCGAGCGCGCCTGGAGGAGCAGTTCATAGGCGAGCGTCTTCCCGCGCCTGAAGCTGTTGCGCGCCCTCTCACCGCGTCGGCCCATCGCCGCATCGCGATTGTCTTCGGCTTCCGCAAGGGAACGCAGGCCACCGATGTCCTCGATCTTGATCCGAGGAGAAGCGCCCTCGTCCCCCATCACCACGCCGTCGTTCCACTGGTGGCGAGCCTCGATGCCGAGGATCCCGGCGTCGGTTGCGACCAGTGGGTCGATGACGATCGGCATCTCAGATCACCCCCAAGCGGCGCCGGCGGGTCCCGGCCTCGTAGTGGGCGAGCACACGAGCGGCACTCAGGGCAGTCCCATAGACGGCTGCCTCGTCGATCGTGCCACGGAAGAAGTCTTCGGTGCCGGCGTCTGACGCACCGATCCCCAAGGCGATGGCGGTGTTGGTGCAGGTCTGGTTGGTGACCGCGCCGGTGACGTCTACGCCGTCGATGTAGATCTTTGCCGTGGCGCCGTTCTTGGTCGCCACGAGGTGGTGCGCGTTCGTGTCGGTGATTTTAGTGGTCGACTTGGCGATGTCGCCCACGCTGTTCCGACGCAGGAGAAGATGGTCTTCCCCGTCGAAGCGAAACACGGCTGCGTTCGCGCCCTTGTCGATGATGCAGTCGGTTTTTCCGGTACCCGACCGCTTGATCCATGCCTCGTAGGTGAAGACATCTCCCAGGTCAAGGGAAGCGCTGTCCGGGACACTGACGTACTGCGTGGTCCCGTTGAGGGTGGCTGCAGTGCTGGGATCGGCGAGCAGAAGGCCGGCGGCGCCGAGGGTCGGGGTGCCTTTGTAGGTGCCGTTGTTGGCCGCCTTGACGTCAGCGGCTTCGGTGCCCGAAGGCTCGCCGAGGCGCCAGTAGCTGACCGGGCTGTCGGCGAGATACTCGGCCGGAACGCTCATGCCACCGTTTGCTCGATGACGACCGCGAAGCTCAGGTTCTTTGGCGAGCCGCTGATCGCGGTAACGACGAGAGCCAGCAGGTCCCCGTCCGCGACCGACTGGTCTTCGGGGTCGGTCGTTTTCTTTTCGGATTTGACTTCGATACCGGTGAAGCCGGTGAGGTCCGCGCCGTTCTTCTGGAGCTTGACCGTGGCGGAGGTGCCGGCGTTGATCTTGTGGACTGCCTTTACGACCTTCGCCGTCTGGCCGGTCCGCAGGGCGATGATGATCGGCGGGATGAAGTCCGTTTCCCCACTCGGTACGGCGATCGCGTCGGGGATCGTGAAGGTCTTGGTCTCGTACCAGACGATCGCCCCGGCCGGGCGCGCATAGGTCTTGACTGCTTTCTCAGTGGGGAGCTTGGCGTCGCTGTTGGAGGCCAAGGTGCCGTCGGTGCTGGTCGCAACTCCACTGTCTTTGGCGACCTTCCCGGTGGTGCCTTCAAAGGTCGCCAGGTTTCCGCTGGTGGCCGACGACGGGCCTACGAGCGCCCCGTCGATGTTGGCCTGAATGACGTTCCATTTCGAGCCGACTTCGGCTTGGGTTCCATCAGCAGCGCCATCGGTGTTGCAGAGAAAAGTGTCGCCGACCTCGACGTTGACACCAGCGCCGCCGCCGATCTTCCCTGCCACCGAGACCCTGTAGAGATGGCCGGCATCGGCGGCCGGGAATTTCGGGTTGGCGGAGCAGTCTTTCGCGCCTTTGTAGACGACGGCGTCAGAGGCGGCGATAAGACCGTCGACGTAGGCCTTAATCGCTTTCTGGCTCGGGTACTTGGTATCCGAGTTGGCGGTGAGCGCAGAGTCGGTGTCCTTGTTGGCGACGTTCTCCGCGGTGTAGCCGAGTTCCGCGCCGCCCCCTTCCCTGCCGATCTCAAACCAGTCCGCCCCGTCGCAGATCAGCATCAGGACCGCGTCTTCGCCTTCGAAGTCGCCGTTGAGATGCAGGTTCCCGCTGTCCACGGCTTTCGCCGACGACTCGAATTTCAGGATGAGAATCTGCCCATCGGCGTTGGCTTCGATTTCCTCGATATCTGCCGACCCGGAGATCCGGACGAAGACCACACCAGGGGGAATTTCGATCGACGTCGCCGAGGCAATGGTCCGATTGACTTTCGGCGCCTGGTGCATGGAGGTCGCCGGGGAGTCGCTGATCAGCGTGACATGGCTCGAGGTGGCCGGGGTTCCGGTGCTCACCTCGCCGCCTTCGCGTGGCTCGCAGAGAATCGAGATCTCGCCTTTGCCCGAGTCCTGGTCGAAGTCGACGCAGACTTTGGACCCCGACGCCCGCGTTGCAATCCTCAGGCCTTCGGGGAAGTGTTCGCCTTCTTCCCCGATGCGGATCGCGGTGGATTCGTCGAGTTCTTCGCCGACCTCACCGAAGCCGAAGTAGTGCCCGCCAATGACGATGCACTCGCCCTGGTTGATCTGCAGCTGCGTCTCCAGAGCTCCCTCGCCCTGGCAGTTGATCAGGTAGGCGTTCTGATTGAGCAGCCAGCCAATTTTGTAGTTTTCGGTTTCGCCCCAGACGTGGCAGTTGACGAACGAGGCCCCTGCCGCCGACCCTTCGCTCGTCCTGATACCGACCCCGTTGGGACGGATGACCTGGACGTCTTGGAAGTTGGAGTCGTGCGGGCCTCGCCAGTCGAGCGCGGGCTCAGTCGGGCTCCCACATCCCATGATCTTCACGTTGCGGACCGAGGCCTCCATCTGGTCCCCGCTGGGCGCCCACTTCGACCACAGGCCGGCCCCGGGGAAGCCGCTGATCTGCACGCTGTCGATCAGGTAGTAGCGGCCGTAGATCGCCACCCCCCGACCTTCGATGCTTCCTTCACCGCCGTCGAGCCAGATGTCGCGGATGGCGAACTTGAAGGGGCCTTCCTCTGATTCGGTGCCGCTGAGTTCGTCAAAGCCCTCGGTCTGCAGCAGGTCGCAGTCGGCGCCGTCGGCGAGCTTGAGCTGAGTGGCCGAGGCGCCGGCGCCGAGAATGACGAGGCCGGGGAAGATCTTCAGCGTCTCACTGGTGACGAAGACGCCGGGCGGGAAGTAGAGGACCCCGGCCTCCTGTGCCGCACCCGTATCGCCGAACGAGTTCCCGGCCCCGCCGAAGCTGGCGATCGCCGCTTTGATCGCCTCCGTGTCGTCATCGTCGTCGCCTTTCGCGCCGAAGGCCTTGACGCTGACGAATGGGAGACGGTCGCTCAGCCCCTCGATGTCATCGGGCTCGAGGGTGACCACGCCGGTTTTTCCGGCTACCGAATCGACAGCCCCGCCCCCGCCTCCTCCTGAGCCGCCCTTGGCGGCCTCCCAAGGGATCGTCTCGTCTCCATATTCAATGTCGTAGGAGCCCTCGGCCACCCACGCAATCTCTCCATCCTGACCACGAATGCGCCCGCTCTGGTCGGCGACGAGCGGCTGATCGAGTTTCGACCCAGCCGAGTCATCGTCGTAAAGATCAGCCTCCGTTTTGGTGCCGCGGCTGTAGACGTAAAAGGACGCACCGGTGAGGAACCGGGCAGCAGGCGACTCGACGCTATCGAGTGCAACTTCGACCAGCGCGACTCGCGCCATCAGCGATTCCTCCTTCCCTTCTGGCGCTGGATGAGCGCCGCTTGTGCCATTGCCACCCGCGGGTCCGGGTTACCGGTGCCGGGGGTGCTGAAGTGAAAGCTCTGCTCGCCGATCACAGTGCCGCCGCCAGCCCCAGCCAGCGCGGGCGCCGAGCCACCCCCACCGATGGGGCGCGCAACGCCATCAGCCAGTGCACGAAGGATGCGGCGGGTCTCGCCGGCCGTGAACACGTCGGCACCTCGAGGGATGAAGCTGAGCTCGGGTCCCTGCTCGCCGACCAGCGCCACGCTGCTGCTTGAGCGCCCGCGCACTCCCGCAGCGAAGTGGGGCGTCGGGATCTTGATGTCCGGCACGTCGATGTGGATGTGCAAGGGGGCTTCGATGATCGACTTGGCGGCATTCCAGATTGCCGAGGCGGCGCTCGTGACAGCCCCGATCGCGCTTCGGATTCCGCTGGCTACCGAGCTGGCGAGTGCACGTCCGGCGGCAGCGGCCGCCCCAACGGCCGCCTGCACAGCATTGACAGCGGCCTGAGCGGCACCCTTGGCAGCAGCGACCACAGCGCCCCGGGCGGCGTTGAAGCCGCCCTGCACGGCGTTCATCATCGCTTGACCAGCTCCTCGCGCCGCGCCGACCAGTGCTCGTACAGCGCTTACGGAGGCTTGCGCGATTGCCCGCGCAGCAGCGACCACAGCGCCCCGGGCGGCGTTGAAGCCGCCCTGCACGGCGTTAAAGATGGCTTGTCCTGCGCTCCGGGCAGCAGAGACTCGCTTGCGGACCGCATCCACGGCCGCCTGAGCGATCGCCCGTGCGATGCTCAGTGCGCCGCCGCGTGCGGCGTTGAACCCTGCGCGAACGCCGTTAAAGATGGCCCGTCCGGCGATCGTCGCCTCGTTGACCTTTTCTTGAACGGAGTCGACTGCTGCGGTAGCGATATTCCGCGCAACCGACACTACAGTCGAGAGAGCGCTACTGAAGCCTGCACCGATTGCCTTACCGACGTCGCCGAACGCACCGCCAAGGGCTGCCAAAGCACCGATCAGCACTCCCGCTACCGCTGCGATGGCAGATCCTGCAAGCTTGAATTTGCCGAGGCCGACGACGGCAGGCCCAATGGCCCCGAGTAGGGCGCGGAACCCTGGCGAGACGTGATCGTTCAGCCACGACAGAATCTTGTTCAGCACCCCGAAGACTTCGTTGAAGCCCTTCACCATCGGGGTCAAGGCCGGGGCGACAAACTGGCCGAGCTGGATCAACGCCAGGCCGACATTCAAGAGCAGCTTCCCCAGTTCGCTCGCCAGCGGCCCGGTGTCTTGGAAGAACTGCTTGATCTTCCGCAGCCCCTCGCTCGAGCTGAGCCATTTGGCCAGGTTTTCGGCGCCGTCGCCCAACGCCCCGACGATCTTGTCCCCTATTGGCGCGAAGGCCGCGACGAAGGCACCGGCCAGCTTCACGATCCCGCCGAGCAGATGCCCCCAGGCCCCCAGTGATTCAACCATCCCGCCGATCGAGTCGCGCAGGCTGCGGATGTCCGACGTTTTGCCAGCGATCGCTTCGAGGCCCTTAGCGAGCAGCCGGAAGCCCTGGATCAGGAATGGCATCGCCGCAGTGGCGATGTTGCGCAAGATCGCGGCGAAGGCGCCGAAGCTACGAGCGAACAGCGGCGTCAGCTTTGCCAGTGAGTCGGTGGTGAAGATGAAGAAATTGCGCCAGGCGGGCGAGGAGAACTGGGCGCCGAGCAACCGGAAAGCGTCGCCCCCTGCCCTGCCGAGGCGAGTGAAGGCCGGGCCGAGGCTCTGTACGAGGGGCGCGAGGTCGCGAATCGAATCCGAGATGCCCTTGAAGACAGCATCGGCGCCGCCGGCCGTCGCCTTCTTGAAGACGTTGACCAGATCAGTGACATTGCCGCTTAGCGCAAAAGCCGCCGTGCCTGCGGTTTCAGAGTCCTTTTTGAACTGAGCGATGGCGCCGATTGCGAGCAAAATCCCCGGCACCAAGGCAGCCACGAATGACGTGGCCAGCGCCCCAAGCCCCCCTGCTGCGCTCGCGGCGGAGGCGACAATGGCCACGATCTGCCCGATCACTGCGACTAGGACGGCAACGACGGCGGGGCCAGCCTGCGCGATCGTGCTCAGGCTGACGCCGAAGATATCGGCCTCTTTCCAGGCGTCTCCGAGCCCGGAGACGAGGCTCTGCAGGCCCCCACTCGATACCCGCTCCGTCTCTTGGCCAAGCCGCTCGATCTGGCCCGTCAGCGAGGCGATTTTCTCGACGATGCCTCGCCGGACATCGACGTCGACCTTGACGTTCTCACCGTCGATCCGCTTGAGCTCTACTTGAAGGACTGCGAGGTCGGCCTGCGCCTTCGCGATCTGGACGTTGACCTCAGTCGAGTGGTCATCGGCCGAAAACTCGGCGAGGCGTGCTTTCAGCTCGTCGAGGTGTGACGTCGCCGCCGTCGTGTCGATGTCGGCTTCGGCTTCGGCCGTCTCCCGGCCGAACAGCGCCAGGTCACGGGAGACGGCCTCCAGCTCGCGCCGGGCGTCATCTGAGTCCCCGGTGATCTGCAGCAGCACATTGGCGATCGAGAGACCCACGCGGCAGCGATTCCTTTCTGAGTCCTCACCACCACTTGGAGCGGTCGAACTCGTCGTCTTGCACCCCGATCAGGGGCTTGGGTGCGGGCAGGGCCTGGTCGATGGCTTTTGAGTCCTCAGCCATCGCGGCCCGCGTGGCAAGCGCCAGGTCCCGCAGGTCGCGGTGGCGCCGCCGTTGCCAGCCGTCGTACAGCGCCAAGAAGCGCGGGACGGTTAGGCCGCGCTCGGTGCTGACGTTGGGGGAGTCGTCCCAGAATTCGTCGGGTCCGATGCCCCATTCGGAGGCTGCGAGGTCGGCGAGGGAGCCGAGATCGTCGAGCGGGCGCTCTCCGAGACCGCTGCGGTGATCGCCGCCACCGCCCTCTGCGTCAAAGCCGGTCCCAGCAGTGCTTTTAGGTGGCCGAGCACCTCCCCACCGTTCACGTCGCTGGCTGCCTTGAAGGCATCCTTGATCTGGAGCGGCTCAGGAGATATGTCGGTCGCCTCGCTGTAGTCACCGGCCCGCATAGCCTCATCGGAGGCGTAGCCGAGAAACTCATGCACCGGCATCAGGTCCGGAATGAAAACCCTAAGCACGTCGTGGGCCTTCGCCCCGACCAATGCGGCGCCGTCCACCCCGTCCAGCTCGGCCTCGAGCGCCTCCTGGAGGCGGGAGCCGAGCCGGTTGATCAGGTAGCCGATCTTTTGGGGGCGCACGTCGTATTCGTGCGCCCCCAGAGTGATCGAGCGCCCCATCAGCTACCGCCGATCTCGCCGGGCGTCTCCTCGAACCACCAACCGACCTCCTGGCCCTGTGGCTGGCCGCCCTCGGGGAAAGCTTTGAAGCCGAGTGGAGCCGAAGAGAGCTGCCCCTTGGCGATGCCGATGGCCGCCTGGTCGCCCAGGAGGCCACAGGTATAGAGCGAGGCGACAACGAAAGCGCCTCGAACCGTGCCGTCCTGCTCGATCACGTCGGCGCCAACGCCAACGGGCCGACGGGCAGCAAAGGCGATGCGCTTGCGGCCAAGCGATTCGATCGAACCGAACTTGACCCGCTTCCCGGGTCGCCGGTCCGCGCCGCCATCGATGTCCTCAACTTCCGGGGCCTGCTCGAACTCCTGGAGGGCGTCGGCCGTCAGCTCACCTCGATTGAGCGCAAGGCTGCGCACGACGTCGGTGACCGTTTCCGCGACCGTGCCGGTCGTGTTCTGGATCTCGTAGCCGCTGGTCTCGATTGACCGGTTGTAGGCCGCCCCCTCGACCAAGGCACCGAAATCGGTGTAGCCGGGCGCGGGGGCGTAGTTGTCGGCTTTCTCGACCGCGAAGATGTCGAGTGGGTCCTCAGGGATGTCAGTGACGCTCGGATCAGCCCAGAGAGCCCGGCACGGGCCTGCGAGCAGCTTCGAGAGGTCGTACGGGGTCAAGCCGGTAACGACGGCCATGTGATGATTCCTCCTATTGCGGCCCGGTGAGGGGCGGTTGGTCTTTCTGCGAGCGCTGCTCGCGTGAAGGTCAGATCAGCTCAGCGATGACGAGCAAGAAAGTGGCGGCGCGGCCTTTGGTCCCATCGTCGAATTCCACGAACGGCGGCTCATAGGACGCCTGGATGTAGGGGGAGACAGCAGGGACGCGGCCGCCGAGGGTCCGGTCAGCTTCAACGGCTTTGCGCAGATCACGGACGAAGCTCTGTAGCTGCTCCGTGGCAGCCCCAGCGTCCCCGGGGTCGACCATCAGCAGCAGTGAAGCGCGTAGCGAGTGAAGGGTGGCCTGCTCGATCCCCAAGTCGGCGATGGGCAAGCCTAGGGTTGGATCACTCGCCCGCGTTTCCTCGCTGGCGACCGACGCCGCCAGATCAGGGAGCGGCTGCGTTTTGGAATCAGGGTCGTGGTCGTAGGTACCCTGGAGATCGGGCAGGGTGTCGATGGCCCAGGCGACCAGGGCGTCGGCGACTTGGGTGGCGTCCACTCAGAACACCCTCGTCAGCACTCGCAGTGGAAGCGGCAGCCAGCAGCGCTTGCCGTACAGCCCGAGCGGACGGGCCCGAAGCCCTGGCGGAACCGGGACCGTCTTGAAGCCCCACTTCTCCGCCTTGGCGGGGTCGATCGTCACGGGTATGTGCCGGTGGGTCAGCGGATTTCGCGTGTCGGTGGTCGCGAAGCCGTTCGTGTTCTTTCCACACCGTTTGCAGCAACCGTCGTAAAGCAGCAACTCCCATGCCATCTCAGAACCTCGATTCGATCTTGCGGCCGAGCCGCGTTGCCACTCCCTGTGCGGCCACCTCGACCTCGGGGAGTGCGTCCGTTACCCAGTCCGATGCGGGTTTCCAGGGGCCGACTTCCTTGACGAAGACGACCCGGCCGCCGACGGTGAATCGCAGCGCCCCACCGCCGCTCCGACGCTTGCCGGTGACGAGGCTGTAGGAACCGAACTGGCGGTGCTTCGGGCGGATAGCGCCGCGTCCCCAGCGGGTGACGCCGACATAGTCAAAGCCGGACTGCGGGTTCCTCGCGTAGTCGGTGACCGTCACCCCGCCGCCGCTCGCATCGGAGCCGATGCCCCGAAGCTCTCGACCGGAAAGGACCGGGACGTAGGCGCCGAAGACGACCTCGGCCGCCTTGCCGAGTTCGCGCTCAGCGTCCTGGGTGTCCGAAGGGAGGAGCGCGGCGGCGACAAGGAAGCGCCGAAGCACGCCGTCGACCCCGAGCGTGCGGGCCTTGAGCGCGATCGTCGCCAAGTCAGCTCACCTTGCGCAGCGTCATCGCCACGAAGGGCACCTCGCGCGACAGAGCGGCGTCGGTGATCTTCCATTGCTCGCCGCCGTTGAAGCGCAGCTCGTGGTTTCCGGCGCTCAGCAGCTCCAGGGCGCCTGCCGGCGCCTCGGCGAAGGAGTCCTGGTAATCGCCTCGCGACGCATTGCGATGGGCGAGGGAGAAGAGGCTGCACTGGATCTCGCCAGCAGGGTCATCGTCTCCGAGCGCATGGACGAAGGCGGCGCGCGGATACAGCTCGCCGATCAGTAAGACCAGCGCCCGGTAGCCGACCGTCGAGCGTCCCTCGGTGACTTCGCGTGGCGCCGAGAGCAGCTCGTAGGTCGCGCCGGCGGCCTCAATCCTGTCCGAGGGGTGGAACACCACCGGTGGGCGCGGTCCCAGCCAGAGCGTTGCCGTGGCGCGGGCCTGGCGCGGGGAGATGTCCGACGTAGCGTTCTCGCCACTCGGCTGCGCGACGTGGGCAGGGAAGTAGACCGAAGGGTCAGTGTCGAAGGTTAGGGCGTTCCCGGCGTCCAGGGAGACGCTGAGGACGCGGCGGATGCGCTGGTTGAGGGGGACGCCGCGCATCAGTCGCCTCCCACTTCACCGCTGCCGTCTTCGCTGCTGTAGGTGCCGCTGCCGACTACCTCTATTGCGGCGACGAGCAAACCCCGTTGATAGACGGGCGAGTCCGTCGAGGACTTGGCGATCATCTGGACGTATACGTCGTCGCCATCGTGTCGGTCGATCTCGGCGGCGATGACCACGTTGACGACCCCTCCTCCGCAATCGTGAAGGTGCGCGTCGATCGCGTCCATGAGCGCGGCAGCGACCTCGCCCACCTTCTCTACGCCCTCGATCATGCGGTGCCTAGGCCTCCCGCAGCGCCCAAATGGCGCGGTAGGCGCAGTTGTACGCGAGCACGTCGATCTGCTGCTCGGTCAACTTCGCCCCTTCGGGATAGCCAGCGCAGACCTTCAGCTCGTCGCTGAACTCACGGTAGAAGTCGTTCCAGGCCTCGCGCTCGCCCTTGCGAACGTATGGCCCTGCACTCCACTTCCGCCCGGAGGCGTTCTTTCTCTCGATGGTGCTTGCAATGCCCATCATGGATCTCCTTACGGTTCGGGTGCCGGGCCGATGTTGTGCTCGCAGAAGGGATGCCAAGGGGGAAGCCTCAGCAGCACGGGGACTCCCGGGGTTCGGCCGGTCAGCGAGAGCGTCTTGCCCTCGAAGACTCGGCATGGGTTGGTCCGATCGTTCGGGTGGTGCTTGCAGTGGTGGTCTGAAACGCGGACGAGGTCGCGCCCGGTCGCCTTCACCGCGTCGGCGACGCCACGGTTTGCGGCCTCGGAGGTCGTCGTGGTCAGCGCCATTCGGGCGTAGTTGGAGAGCGTCCACCGGGCGCCGCGGCGATCGACGAAGCCGGTCACCCCTCGCTGCTGGAGGTCGCGGCGCATCAGGCCGACGGCGGCCTCTTCGGGCAGCTCGCGGGAAAGCTGGCGGGCGGCTTGCTCTAGCCCGGCGCGACGGAAGATGTCGTCGACCTGGCGGCCGACCGTGTCGAGGGCGAAATCGAGTCGCTGTGAGGTGGCGCCGACCAGCTTCGCCATCGCTGCGCGCTGGATGGCGCCAGGGGGGCGAGCGCCTGCCAAGCGGGCACCAGACCCATAGGCAGACTCCAGCAGGTCGCTCAAACGCTCGCGGTAGTCGCGGCGGAAGGAGTCGATCAGGAGACGAGACTGACGCTGCACGCGGCGACGGCCGAGAACCGTGTCGAGCTGTTCACCGGCGAGGCCCTGCTGCGCGACTTCCGATAGCTGCAGCTCCAGTGCGGCGAAGGCCAGGATCAGATCCGAACTTGCCTGTGGCGGCGACTGCTCTATGGCGGGGCCGGCAGCCCGGCGACGGGTGCGGGCGGGGGCGGCCACTATCGACAGCGGCGATGGCGACGAGGCCCGCCGCTCATCCGCGCCGTGTTGACGACAAGCCCCGACTGATTTAGCAGGGCGGCGGAACGCTCCCCGAATGCAGGTCCGTAGAAGCCGCTCACGCTCACATCACCGGAGCTGAAGCGGGCGCGCTGCCGGGACGTAACCCCCGGGTCGGAGAAAATAACGGCGGCGACCTCAACAGTGGCGCTGGCCAGCTTTTCCAGCCGCCAAGATTTGATCGTCTCGTCCTCGACGTCGACCTTGCGCCCCGTCTCTTCGTTGATCGTGCGCACACCGAGCCGCTCATCGATCAGGTCCTCGGCTTCGGTCAAGAGTTCGATCGCCTCCTCGTCGGGAAGCACGTCTTTGGAGGTCTTCAGCTTGGCCCGGAGTTGATCAGCGGTCGCGTAGTAGGGCTCAGGCATGGCTCACCTCCAGGTCGTTGATCTCAGCGAGCAGGGCTCGCATCTGGGCGGGTTTCCGGTTCGCCCGCACGTAGCGGGTACGCAGCGCCGCGCTCTCGCGACTCCCGACCTTGCGACTGCGTCGAGGCTGTGGCGGGTGCCAGAGGTGGAAGAGGGGGTCGCGGCCGCGCCACGGCGGGCCGATCAGCGTCAGCATCGCGTCGCGCCACGAGGCGTCCTCGCCGCCCCAGCCGAGGAAGCGCGGGTCGAAGGGCACCTCGAGCAGCACATCGCGCCGCACGACGACGATCCCGCCGCCAACGAAGCCGTTGTAGGGCTCGGGGCCGTTCACCGGGCACTCTTCGATCGCCAACGAGGTCGGGACCTGGCAGCCAGCGAGCAGGTACTCGGTCGCCTTCTCGGTCAGCCGGTGGACCTTCATATGCGGTGCGGCCCAGTCGGCGGCGCCGGACTCGACCGCGGTGACGGCGGCACCGATGCCGTCGCACCAACAGTCGGCGTCGGCGACGATCACGATGTCGTCGCAACTCGGCACGGTCGGCATCAGCGCGGCGGCCTTGCACCAAGGACCCGGCGGTGGCAGGCACGGCCAGACCTCATACGAGGTCCGCAGCCATTTCGCCCAAACCCAGTGAAAGGCCCGCCCCCTGTGCGGATCTCCGCCGCGCCAGGGGACGAGCACGGTTGCCATCAGTACCCGCTGCCCGCCCGCTCGAGCCCGATGTGGTGGACGCGGGGCTCGTCCTCGATCGAGCCGAAGATGCCAGCGGTGGCGCGCGGATCTGCGAAGACGGACTGGCCGAAGCGAAGCTCGGAGTTGCGGCCCATCGGCCACCGGTGCTCGGCCAGCGTTCGGCGGCGGGTCAGCATCGGGTTCGTCGTCCAGTAGGCGCGGTGCTCGATATAGCCGTCGCACTGCGTGAACTCCTCGGGTCTGGCGGCGACGACGCTCCCGGCCTCAAGCTCATGCTCGTACCAGGGCTGGCGCATGAGCGAAAGTTGGACGAGATCGTGGCGCCCGATCAGCGCCTGCATCTCGGTCAGGTCGACCGGCTCGTTGAAGGTGAAATCGTCCTCCAGCCAAAAGATCCACGGCTGTCCGGACCCGATCGCCTTCTCCATCCCGGCGGCAACGGCGCGGGGATATCCGCCGCCCTTGATCTGCTCGGTGTCCCAGCGGGTCCAGTCGAGGTCGAGCGCTTCAACGGCTTCGACTCTGCGATCCGGGCCGTCTACGCAGATCACCCGCCGCCCGATCGACCCGATCAGGTTCTCGTCTGCCGAGGCAAGCGTCGCGGCCAGCGTGTCGCGGTCACCGGTCGTCAGCACGACGAGGGCAACCTGATCGGGCGCGCGCGACTCTCGCAGAAGCCGTCGCATCTCGAACTCGTTGACCGCAGCCTGCCGGTAGCGCTGGGTGAGCCGCAGGGCCTGTCGGTACAGCGGGGTCGACGTGTCGTAGTGCGGCGAGGGTGCGTGCCAGAGGTGCCAGTTGGCACCGTCGAGGCGCCTGACCACGCCAAGGGCAGCACACGCGGCGTGGAAGGCTTCGTCCTCCCCGCCCCACCCCTCGAAGCGCTCGTCAAATCCCCCGACAGCGTCCCAGAGGGCGCGCGGCACGATCACGCAGCAGGAGACGCGGTTGCGTTCGCGGGCTATCACCCACGGCTCCCAGGATCCGACATGGCCGTCGAGGATGGCGGATGTCCCCGCTTCGGAGAGCATGTTGCGCAGCTTGTAGGGGAGGACCAGGGCGCCGGTCTCCTCGGCGAGCTCGATGCCAGCGAGAACCTGCTCGGCATCGACGATGGTGTCCGAGTCGAGGATCACCGCGAAGTCCCACTCGCCCTCGGCGGCGCGGTTGATCGCGGCAGAGCGGTTAAAGGGTCCGTCGCCCTCGTGGTAGCCCTCGACGATCTCCAGCGCGGGCAGCTCGGTCTCACAGTGGCGACGGCAGTAGGCCCAAAGGCGATCGCGCTCGCCGTCGTCAGCGAGGCGGGGGACGACCAGGCGGGCTTTCACCGGCCGAAGTGCGCCCACGCACCGGGGTGGATCACGGGCCGTGGGGGCTCGTGAGGAAGAGCGTGGCGCGAGCTGGCGACCATCAGGTTCTGCCGGTACCACCAGCACACGCGCTCGTCGTACCAGATGGTCCAGCGCAGCTCGTCGCTGCAGTACATGCCGTTGGCCATGAACAGCTCGGCCCAGTAGGGCGGCCACTGCTCGTTGAGGTGCCCGGTGCCGCCCTGGCCGGGGACGGCAGCGGAGAAGAGGATGGTGTGCGAGAGGCTGCACAGCTCGGCGATGAAGCTCTCGGCGCGCTCGGGTGGCAGATGCTCGGCCACCTCGAGGCAGACGGCGAGGTCGAAGTCCTGCTCGAAGGTCGGGAGCGGCTCGGCGAGGTCGACCTGCTTGGAAGGGATCACCGGGCGCCCTTCGCCGTCGAGACCGAGCACCTCGCAGCCCTTGGCCTCGAAGGCCTTGCCCCACCAGCCCTCACCGCAGCCGACATCGACCACAGAGCGAGGCGAGAAGGCGTCCATCACCAGCGGGACGACGGCCTTAGCCGACTGCTGGCATCCCTCGCGGATCGAGTCGAAGAACGCGGCGTCGTAGGACGACGAAGCGCCCCCGGAGGCATCGGGGCTTCCGGGGGCGCTGGTCATCAACTGCTAGCTGCCGATCTCGTCCGTGGAAAGACCTTCGATCTTCCCGTGGTCGATCTCGGAGCCGTACTCCAGGCCGATCTCGCCGTAGAGCTGCGACTTATCCGCGGAACCCGTCTTGGCGAGAGGCTCCTCGAAGAAGTGCCCCTTGCCAGGGATGTTCAGAAACCGCGGAGCGAGCTGCTCCAGCGAGAGGACTGCGAGCGCGTCGGCCGGCATGTAGCGGTCGAGCATGATGTTGACCTTCCCGAAGTCGGTCTCGATCACATCGACGTGCACGCCGCCAACGGTGCGGCTTTCCTGGCGGTAGTTCGCGTCCGTGATGAACGCTTTGGTGATCCGCCGCTTCTGCGTACCCCCGCAGAGCAGGGTCCGGGTCTCGTCGACCGAGATGCCGCCGATCTCCCAGATGTCCTGCATCAGGTTGAGGAGCATCTCCGTGGAGAAGTCCTCGCCGAGCGCATCACGGATGTTGGTCTCGATCGCCTCCAGGATGCCGCGGGTACGCCGCGCCTCGGAGTTGTCTTCCGGATCGTGGTAGGTCCCCGTCGTGAAGGTGGCCTCCACGTCCCGGGCAACCTGGAGCAGCGCCTGGCGGAGCTGCCAGTCCATCTCGTCCAGCACGGCGTTTGAGCCGCCGGCATTGGCGACGTTGGGATGTTCGACCCCGATGTCACCGACCTGGCCGACCGCGGCCTGCTTGGTGTAGCTGATCTCCAGTGCCTCGTGGTGGATCTCGAGGATGGAGTGTTCGGTCCCGCGGACGCGGGCTTCCGGCGTCGGGGCGTTTGCACCCTCCAGCCGCTGCCGTTTGTCGTCAGGCTCGCGCAGGTCGAACTTCGACCAGTCGAAGTAGACGCTTCCGTGCGTCTCTTTCCCGCCGGTCAGACCGCCGATAGACGAGAGCAGCGGGGTGTCCTGCGGGGAGACGAGGAAGAGCTCGCCGACGTAGTTGGGCAGATTGAACGTGGTGCCCTGGCCAGTGATGCCAGCCATGTGTGTTTCCTCCTAGGTTCTACTCTCGCCCGCAGGACCGGCGGCAGCTACTGCTTGCCGCCGAATGCCTTTTGGCGCTTGAGTCGGGTTGACAGTGCGACATCGCCGTCTTTTTCCGCTTTCGCGATCTGGGCGTCGATGTCAGTGGGGGTGGGTGGCTCGTTGCCGCCACCGGGAGCGGCCGTACGGGAGCCCTGTCCGCCGACGAGGTACTTCTTCTCGTCCGCGACTTTCTTCAGGGCTTTCTCGATGGCCTTCTCGTCGTTGGGGGTGTCCGCCGGGAGGTGCAGCAGGGCGTCGGCCGGGTCGTTGAACTTGAGCCTGTTGGCTACGTCCCTGACCGTGATCGACCGTTCGAGGTCGGCTTTCTCACCTTCGACCCGTTCACGATCCGATTTCTCGGTTTCGCGTTCGGACTCAAGGCCGCTGACAACCTCGTTGTGACGACCGGCCGCCTCGTCCTCTTCGCGCTTCCGCTTCTTGTCGGCCGCGTCTTTCTCGGCCGCAATCCGCTTGAGGCGGTTGAACTCGTTCTCGTCGACCAACGTTTTCCCGGCTGGGGGCGTGGTCGGCTCGGGCTCCGGGGTCGGCGTCGGCTCAGGCGCGGGAGTTGGCTCCGGCGTTGGAGTGGGCGTCGGCTCCGGGGTGGGAGTTGGGTCGGACATGGTGCTGCTACCTCCTGTGTTGGGCCAGCGGGTTTTGGTGGTCGGGCTCCTACGCCCGCGCCTAGCTGGTCTCGGCGACCACGGCGGTTAACCCCGGCCGTGACGGGCACCGCCGGAGCGGTGAGAGTTGAACGCTCATTCCGCCACCGAAGTGACGACAGAGCGCATGGCGCCGGCAGGACTCGAACCTGCGATCTCCGGCGCTACGCAGTGGGGTCTGGGACCGGTTCCTCGAACAGGGCGGGCGTCGGCGGGCGGTCCTTGAGGATGCGCTTGATCTCCTCCAGCACACGGGCGTCGTCCCAGTCGGGGTGACGCTCTTCGATGCCGGTCTGGGTAGAGAGGATTTCGGCGCCGATCTCCGCGGCAATGCGGTTGACCTCGTCGTCCTGGTCGACCGGCAGAGCGTCCCCGCGCTCCACGCTCGGGCGCTCGGCGGGTGATGACCAGTTGCGGCCGAAGCCGCCCTGTAGGTCAGGGAGGTTGTCGACCATCTGCGCTGCGGCGAGGCACTGGGGCAGCTCGTCGTCCCAGAAGCGCCCTTTGCCCATGCGGGCTAGGAGAGTGTCGAGGAGGCGGGCACGGAGGGCCGGGCCAGTCAGCGCGTTTTCGGTGTTCTTGCCGACGAGCTGGGGCGCGATCCGCGCCCGGGTGATCGCGCGTTCCTCCAGGTGGTCGTCCCACTGGATCAGCGCGCTGGCGTCAAAGGACCATTCGAGCTGCACCAGCTGATCCCCGGGTTTGTCGGGGTCGCCATCGGTGTGCTGGCGGATGAAGATCTCGGCGCCGGAGGGGAACTTACCGTCTGGCCCGATCATGTCGGGAGTGACGAATGCCTTCTGCTTGGCCGTGAGGCGCGCGTTCTCCTGGCCGATCGCGAAGTTCTCATTCAGCGCGAGCAGGTAATCGCGGATTCCGTGGTAGACGGAGCGACTGCGGTTGCGGGGGGCGCGCTTGTTGACGACGCGGCCCAACAGCATCGAGGCGAGGCCGTGGTCCCAGGCCTCCTGTAGGTCGGCGACCGCAGGGTGCTCGGAGAGCTGCCTCTGCTCACCGAGGCGGCAGTCCTCGCCTCTGAAGAGGAGGTTCAGCATTGACCCCTCTTCGTGGATGGCAATGTAGCGCCACACGATCGCCTTGCCCGTCTGCTCGCCCTCTTCGCGGCCGACCTCGGAGACGACAGCGGCAGCGGCGAGCTTGCGGCCCACATACAGCGGGACCACATCGAGGCGGGAGTGCCACTCGACGGTCGGCACGGTGAGGACGGTCGAGTCCTTGAAGACGCGCCACCACACCTCGCCCTCGGACGAGCAGACCTCCTCGGCCTCTTGGAGGCTGGAGGGCAGGTCGTTTTCCTCGACGATGTCTTCGAGCAACGACGCGTCGCCTTCGGCCGCCGGCTCGATTTCGGGATCGTCGCCGAACAGCAAGTCAGCCCAGGTCTCGGGAATGCGCTCGGCGAGGGGGTCGAGGTAGTAGGTGCGGTCGTCTTCCCAGTCGACGTAGCGCTTGAGGTACTCCCGGTCGCCTTCGCGCAGCGCGCGCCACAGGGCGATCTCGTCGTGGACCTTGCGCTCGCTCTTGAGCGGCCATTCCTCTGCGGCCAGCAGGCGCTGCAGCAACTTGTCGGCGTTGACGCCCATCTACCCTCCTCGGATCTCAAGCCGCTCAGTGGCGCCGGGCGGCGTCGAGACGGGCTTCTGTGGTTGCGCCAGCGCCGCTTTGCGCTTGGCTTCGGCGATCTCTTTCTCGACGACAGCGCGGTGCTTGCGCGCGACCGGCGTCACTCCGGCGATCAGGGCGTCAACGTGGTCGTCGTTGCCCTTCTGGAATTTGTCCTGCTCGTCCTCCTGGTAGTCGCGCATCTGCTCGATCAGGCGGACTGCCTGGGGCGAGATGGCGAGGAGGCGCGTCAGCTTCTCGCCAGGAGGCCAACCTGCTTCCTTGGCTTCGAGCGTGCGGCGCAGCAGCAGGCGGATGTAGCGGACGGCGAGCAGCTTGTACTCGTTGAAGCGCACCGGGTAGCTGTTGGGCCGCCCTGAGCGGGTGACGATGTTGTGCTCGCCGAGAGCCTGCCGGGCGACACGGATGAAGGTTCGGTTCGACTGCGCGAAGCTGGCGTCATAACGCGACTCTGACCACCAGAAGGGGTACGCGGCCATCGCGGCCAGCGCCTGCAGGGCAATGTCCTCGACGTCGACCCTGCTGGTTGCGATCTCACCGGGCGGCACGTAGATGCCGCCGCGCTCGAGCGGCCAGATCGGCTCGAAAGCCGTTGCGAAGTCTCCGAAGTCGATGCCCGACTGCACAGCGTGGTCGACGGGCGCCACCATCTGTTCGATGGAGCGCAGCCGGTCGTACTCGGTGCCGAGTTCCACCGCGGCGTCGATCGCCTTGGAGTCGAACACCCAGGGTCCCGGCTGGCGGGCGTCCCAGTTCCCGTCGAGGAGCTGTTCCTGCTCCTGCGGGTCGAGCTGCTTGAGCGCCGCTTCGTAGCCAACCTGATCGATGCCAGGGTTGTCCGTCAGCTTCGCCGGGATGAAGATGCGTTCGGCGCACTTCTCCGGCGTGTCGCCCAGGTCGTCGGGATCGGGCTTCCGTTCGATGAAGCGGCGCTTCACCCACCGATGGCCCTTGCCCCCGGGGTTGGAGGCGCTCCGCATGCGGCCGGGGATCGGGGAGTCAACGCGGCGGCGGAGCCGGGAGAAAAGGTAGCGATACTCGATCTCGGTGAAGTGCGTGAGCTCGTCGAAGCCGATGAAGTCGAACTCGGCGCCCTGGTAGTTGAACCGGTCGTTCTCGTGCTGGAGATGGCCGAATTCGAGGATCGCGCCGCTCGGGAAGGTCCACCGGTGCTTGGTCTCGTTCCAGGTCGCCTTGCCCGTCAGCCATTCCTTGGAGCGATCGATCAGCCCGCCTGCCTGCGAGAGCTGAGAGAAAGTCTTGCGGAAGAGGATCGCCTTGTACGCCGGGAACTCGACGTACTGCAGGGCAGCGCGCAGGAGAGCGTCGGACTTGCCACCGCCCGCGGCGCCGCCGTACAACGCCTCCATGTGCGGTAGCGAGAGGAAGGCGGCCTGCGGGACCGACACACCGTAGGTCGGCCAGAACACCGATTCCTTGATCGGGACCTGAAGGCTAGGGGGTGCTGCCGGCGGCATTGGCCTTGACCGCCTCGGCCTCGGCGAGGAGCTTGGCTACGTCCTCGTGGAACTGCTGGTCGGTCGGCACGCTGACGTGCTCGTGCTCGATCGGGCCGCCACCAGGGCCGGTGATCTCGGTGGACTGCTTCGGCTTGCCGTAGACGCGGTTCCAGAGACGCTCGGCGGCCTCCTGCATGGCGTTGAGGTCGAGGTGCTCGGAGACGATGATCTCGCCATCCTTGGATTCGCCGTGGACCTTCACGCCGCCACCGGCGACGGAGACGAGTTCTGGGCCATCCTTGCCGAGCACCACGTCGTAGCCGAGAGCGAGCCAGTAGGGACGCTGCAGGGCCAGCTCGTTCGCCTCAATCAGCTTCCGGGCGATGTCGGTCGGCTTGGGCATCGGCGGACGTCCGCCCTGTTCGCCGGCGGCCTTCGCCTGCGCGTGAGAGCCAAAGCGGGCGTGATCGGGCAGATCCGGGTCGTGTCGTCGGCAGTGCTCGCCCTTGACGGTCACGCCCTCGATCACCGTCCCCGGCTTCAGCGGATGCGCGCCACAGGGACCGCCCTTGGCGTTCTCCCCTGCGCACTTACGCTTAGCCACATCGGCTCCCGAACCTGCGCAGGAACCGCACGACCGGATTCCGCAGCGCATCCCCCACGGTCGAAGTCTTGCGCCTGTCCAGCTCTGCGGCGGCAAGCGCTACCACCTTGGCGTTGGCGCGCTGCTCCTCTGCCTTTCGGGCCTTGGCGAGCTGGCGTGCCTTGCGGCGGTTGCCGGTGAGGCTGGAGACAGCGAGGCGATCGCGGCGCTCGGCGTCCTGGCCAAACAGTTCTGCCTCTTGGCGCAGCTCGCGCGCAGTCTTCGCCTTCCCCCCGGGGGACAATGCGACCATGCGCAACGCCCTGTCCGGAGAGAGATGTGCGACAGCAGACTTGGCGGCCATGTGGTCGGTCCTTTCGGGTCAGAGGGCATCGAAGACTCCCGACGCCACCATTCGCGGGGCGACGTCGGGTAGCGAGCAGCCAACACCTCGCCGGGGCGGGGTTGCAGGTGGCTGCTCTAGGGCTCGAGCTACGTTTGAGGCGTAGCGAACCAGAGGCGGAGCCGCTCGCGGGCAGGGTTCGCCAGCGGCATCCAGTGGCTACTTTAGCTGTTTGCGTCGGACGAACACTCAGCGAAAGACGACATTGGCCTATGCCGCCACCGGCTGAGCCGGCCAATACTGCTGAACCAGGCGCTTGGAGATCCGGAGCTTGTCCGCGGCGATCTTCTGGCCGTGGTTGGCGGCGAGCGCAGCTACCTCGCGGTGACGGCGATCGTCGTCCCAGTCGAGGAACTCGGCGCGGGCTCGCCCGTCGTCTGGGCGGCGGTCGTGCTGTTTGCGAACCTTGCGCACCCACATTTCCGTCTGGTCCTCGACGAGCGCGACGTCGAGCGCGTCAACGCCCTCGTACCACTCGATCACGCGCTTGGCGGCGATGCCCTCGACGGCCGTCCCGTCTTGGGAGAAGGCGAGGATGCTCCCCTTCTGCGCGGTCTGCTCGCTCGCCTGGCGGTCGGTGCGCTCCAAGTACTCGCGCTCGGCGAGTAGGTAAAGACTGAGCAGTCGTCGCGGGCTGCCCGCGTGGCGCTCGAACTGGGTGCGGTACCAGTCGTGGATGCTTCGGTCTCGGCGCTGGCGATCAGAGAGGTAGCGGATCGTGGCCTCGCCAGGTGCAGCAGAGTCGGGTGAGGAGCGTGCGATCTGCGCTTCAAGATTGCCAGCGGGCGCCTCCGAGAGAGTCGACAGCCTCGCCAGCACGTCGCAGATCTTCTGCTCGAGGGTCAA